GCAAACAACATCTAGCCACAAACGCAATCAGACGCCCTCCTCTGGCAGTTCCACCCGCACGAGGAAGGCGCCCGATCAATACCAGGGGATAACCCCCAGCCTGATCTAGTGTAACACAATTTACCGCTTTGTGAAGGGGTAAATTGTCTGTTGGCCTAGATATACACGGCTTGGCAGGGATACCCCTGCCGGGCCGTGTTCTTTTGCTGCTGTCGGCCCGGAGCAGCGTAGGGCGTGATATACGCCAACATCAGGAGGGCGCTGTGGAGGGTCACGACAGAAACATCTATCAGCTGGAACCGCTGCTAGTGCGCCGGAGAGAGGTAATGAAACTCCTGTCCATCAGCGAGCGCACTCTGTATCGGTATGTAGAGCAGGGCCGGTTGGAAGTCGTGGGAAAGGGCCGGCTCGTTCGTTACACAATGCGCTCAATCCGACGCTTGGCTGAGCCTCATGATAACGATGATAGCAGTGTACGTCGAATATCGGATGATAATTGTTGACAGAAACCCTGGTGTGAGACAGGACATAGCATCTCACCTCAGCGCAAAACACAGGCACCATAATATGAGCAGACGAACCAAGGTGCGGGTTGATCGCGAAGGGACAATTTACGAAGACCCGCCCGGATTTCGCGTCGCGATCATGGTTAATGGGCGGCTGCTTCGGCGGCGTGCAAAGGATAAGGACGAAGCTCTCGCCATTCTCAGGCAAATTCGGGAGGAGCACGACCGTATTGCCGTAGCGAGCCGCAGTCGCCAAACACTTGGCGCCTGGCTTGAACATTGGCTGGTAGAACTTCTACCGGGAACTGTGCGGGCAAAGACCCTCGAAGGGTACGCTGATACCTGCAAACGCTACATCACCCCGTACCTGGGTCACATCCGGCTTGACCGCCTGACGAAAGGCCACGTTCAAGCCTGGTTGAAGCTGCTCAGCAAGACAAAGGTGAAGACAAAGTACAGCAAGCAACGTCAGAAGGAGGGGGACATCCCGCTCAGAACACTCTCAGCCGCGACAGTTGCCAACGCCCATCGACGCCTTCAAAGAGCCCTCAAGGCCGCTGAAGATGCTGGTTTGCTGACAATTAATGTCGCAAAGGGCGTTGACCGACCGAAACCGGACGAGGTGGTAACTGACACTGATGAGGAGGAGAAGGTGCGGGCGCTCGACCAGAGCCAGATTAAAGCACTCCTCGCTGCGCTGCGTGGCCATCGGCTCTATGCCCTATTCGCGTTGGACTGCACGCTCGGCCTTCGTAGGGGGGAGCTAATCGGTCTGCGCTGGCGCAATGTTCGGCTCGATGGGCCGAAGGCCCACATTCGGGTTCGTGAGCAGCTTCAGCGTCTCAAGAACGAAGCTACGGGGAAGCGAGAGCGAGTTCGCGTCACCACCAAAACCAAGGCGGGTGCGCGAACCGTTCCCCTATCGGCCGCGCTGGTAGATCTACTCCTTACCCACAGGGAGCAGCAGAAGCACGAACGTGAGGCTATCGGTGAGTCTTGGCACGGTGAGGATCTTGTCTTCACGTCGGAAATCGGCGGGCCAATCAATGAGCGAAACCTGCTTCGCACGTTGAAGAGGGCGCTGCGCCGTGCTCAGCTCCCTGATGTGTCGCTTCACTCCCTCCGTCATAGTGCCAGCTCAATCATGATGGCGAACGGCGGCAAGCCTGTAGACGTGGCTGCCATTCTCGGCCATAGCTCTCCAGAGATTACAGTGAGGATCTACGCCCACAGCTTTGACGAGGGGCAACAGGAGGCGGTAGAAGGAGCAAGCAGCATCCTGGGTGGTGACTCGGTCGCGGGAAAGGCTCCTGACGAGCCTGGGAAGCCTGCTGATGGACAAGAGGCGGAAAAGTAGCGCCCTGGTAGCCTGGATGGGGCTGAGGGCCACCCGGTGGCCGCTCAGCCCCGCCCTTGATGCCGGGCAGGAGCAATAACGAAAATGTCTACTCCCACAACTACTCCCATAGCAAAAGGAAACGCGGAACCCCTCGAAGAGATTCCGCGTCCCAGAGCAGTGGAGCGACGGGGATTCGAACCCCGGACCTCCTGCTTGCAAATCAGGGGCGGGGTGTCTTTTTTGACCTATTGGGGTGCGCTATTCCGCACTACAGCGCGAAATTACTGCGGGTCTAGCTCGGTTGTTCTTGGTTGAGATTGGGGGAGTTTGGGGTAGTATTGGGGTATCACTGATCTCGCCCGTAATGGAGGTGGCCTGTCGGTCGAGGGTGTGTGGGTTGCTGACGACGTGCTGGTTGTGGCGGTACAGCTCGTCGAGTGCATCGTAGAGCGTTGGACGCTGGCAATGAGTTAGCTGCGCTAGCGGCGGGGGTGAGCTGGCCGGCGAACGCCTACCACGACTGTATTACTGCTATGTTATAGGTAATATTTTGTATTATTCTTTTGTAAAGAGATGGGGATTTTCAAAGTAAAAAGCTTCTTTGGTGTCAACGATGATATTCCATATGCCAACAATTCCTGCTTCGGTTGCGCTTGTTGCAAAAATTACAGTATCGTTATCGACAAATTCTCCTAGCATAAAGTGCTTTGGCATGGACCACTCTCCGTATCCATGAACTTCCTCTTCACCAAGAGTGTGAATTTCAAGATTCTCTAAATCAATAACACTTATTCTCTCTTCCCAAGCGGCTACATCCAGTGCGCCCGCTTCGTCGTCATCTCCCAATGTGAGAGCAACCTGTCTGAGATTGTTTGCTGTGGAAAACGCTAAGTATTTACTATTGGAAGAAAAAACAGGCCCACTAAATACATATTGATCAGGCAAAGATACATACACAGGTTCTTTTTTATCGTGACTATAAAGATTAATTATTCGATTGTAGTTTTCGCTCATTCCATGAAAGTGAGCTGTGTGGAAGTTACCTGTTAGAAGAGCAAGATGTTTTTTATTAGGGGATATTACTGCCCGCTCTTTCAGCATTTCCATTTTTCCTCCAAACATTTCTGGGTCAAAGTAGTCTATCTTAAAATTGAACACTTCGTCAAACTCAAAGATTCTATTGTGTATTTCCACGAAATCACTTCCAATTGTAAACCAAGATGGACTCCATCTAAAGTCAACTGGAATAATAGGCAAGTCTCTCTCACGCCCGCGTGACACTTCATTGCCAGCGGGCAGCCTCCCATTAAATATATTAACCAAACGCTCCTTCCATTGTCGAATTGCTTCCTGCGGAATGTTCCCGCGATGATACATTGCGTGACAGTTGGGGCAAAGCGGAAGAAGGTTGTCTACAGTGTTTCCCCCCCCTTTATGGACTTCCAACATATGATGCAGATCCAGAACAAGTGCAGTGCCGCAGTGCGGCACGGCGCAGCGGTATCCAGCTTGTGTCAACACTGCAATCCTGATGGATTGAGGGATGGTTTTCCGCCTAGCTGACATTTTTCTATTCCTCTTTTCGCGGTGGTCGCGACTTAGCCACACGGCGGCTCACGCCAGCGACCGCAGCCTTCTGGCCGTCGTCGAGTGCGTGGGCGTAGAGGCGCTGGGTAATGACGCTGGAGCTATGCCCGAGCACACGCGACACGTCGACCAGACTTCCGCCCTCGGCAAGCTGGATGCTCGCGGAGCTGTGGCGCAGGTCGTGGAGGCGGATGGTGCGGGGGAGGCCGGCGGCCGCGAGTACCTTCTTGAAGTGGCGCAGGAGGTTGCGCGGTGAGATCGGGGTGCCTACTTCGCTGGGGAAGATTAGCCCGTCCGGCTTCCAGCCCTCGCGGTGCTCCTCCTGCTGCATGCGCTCGCGGTGGCGCTGCATCTCCCCACGCATGTACTCGTCGAGGTAGATCGTCCGCTCGCCGTGCTCGGTTTTGGTCGGTCCAACCCGGCGCTTGCTGTCCAGCGACCGCTCGATCGTCAGTGCGCCGCTCTTCGGGTCGTAGTCCGACCATCGCAGGGCCAGCGGCTCGCCGCGCCGCGGGCCGACGACGACATACAGCAGGTAGAGCATATACAGACGGGTGTCGATCGGGGGGTAGTGCTTGCTACGGCCCTTCTTCGCCACGCCGGCCGCAGTCTGGTAGTTCCGGGTGGTGTAGGTGCCGCGCTTGTCCAGCTCGCCGGCAGCGGCCGCCAGCAGCTTCTCGACCTGGGGGATGTCGAGAAAGATCGCCTTTCGCCGTGTATAGCGCGGGGGTTTGCTGCGCTTGGCGACGTTGTCGGCGAGGATGCCCCACGCGACGGCCTGGGAGAGTGCAGCGCGCAGGATGCCGTGCGCCTTCTCGACGGTGCGCCCGCCAACACCAGCCTCGCGCAGCTCCTTCATCCACTTCGTCACGCCGGGGGCGGTCAGCTCGTTGAGGGGGGTCTTGCCGATCGAGGGGGTGACGTGCTTCTTGATCGTGCGGATGCGGTCTTCGGTGGTGCTCGCGGCCCATTCGCCGGTCTTGACGTAGGTCAGGAGAAACGTGTCGAGGGTCTGGGTCTGGTCAGCACTCGGCGGGCCGTCGGGGTTGGCCGCCATGTGAGCGTCGTACTTGGCCCTTACCTCCGCCTCGGTGTCTCCGGTGAAATCTTTGTAGACAGCTTTTCCCGCAGCAGTGCGTCCCACGGCGACTCGCCAGCGGAGCTGGCCGTTGGGGAGGGTGCGCCACGAGCCGGAGCCGGCCTTCGCCTTGCGGCGAGCTTTGCCAGCGGAGGCGTCGTTTTTTCGGGTTCGCTTAGCAGCCATTCCTGGTACCACGCAGCCGGGATGATGATGCGACGCCCAATGCGCTTCGAGCGTAGCCGGCCAGAGTTGACCTCCGCTCGGATGCTGTCGATACCGAGCCCGGTCAGCTCGGCGACCTCTTTCATACTGTAAGCGTCGCGGTTCGGAGTTGTCATGGTATCCACCAATGGAACTTTTGCAAATGACAGGACGGTGACGAACTAGCGTTCGACTACGCGCAGCTCGATATCCGAGTAGCGCTCGCGGAACCACTTCATCCGGAGCGTCGATTCGTCGGTCTGTGTGCCCTGGCCACCCCGCTTCGCGCCCTTCACGTCCTCGACCACCCGGCGCCCCTGCTCGGTATAGGTAAAGTCGGGCGTGTAGACCGGCGGACGCTTCCCGGTGCCGAGCACAAAGCGCTGCTTCTTGGGGTGCTCGGGGCTGGGGCGCAGGTCGCTGATGGCGCCGGCACGCTCCAGCAGCCGCAGCTCCAGCCAGCGATCTCGCTCGGCCAGGCTGTCGAACGTCACCCCGTCGACCTCGCACCGAACGTTGCCGTAGCGCGACGCCTTCGGCTCGGGTGTGAGATCCGCACCAGCCAGGGCCGCGCGCACCTCGGCTGGCTGGCGCACGCCCTGAGCCTCCAGCCGGGCCACGATGGCGGCTACGTCCTTCGGCGAGAAGTTCACGGCCGCACCTCGTCGATAGGCTCGGGCACCACCGTTGCACAGGTGGCGAGGGCGGCCAGGAGCTCGGCGCGCGCCTGCACCCTGACGCTGACCAGCGCCTCGCGCAGCAGCGGCCGCAGCGGCACGGGGATGGCGCGCTCAATGATCTCCTCGCCCTGGTCCGCGATCAGGTCGGCGCGTACCGCGTGGACCAGGCGTACCAGCGGCGCCGGGAGCTGGTATACCTTGGACTGCTCCAGCGCCAGCTCAGCCTTCGCTTTGTCGAGCTGGCGCCGTACCTCCTGGACCACGTCGCCGATGACGCCGGCCGGCGTATCGGGCGGCAAATCGAGCGCGGCGCGCAGGGCCTGCAGGAGTGTCTTTAGCTTCGGGTACTCGCGCACGGCCTCCTCGACAAAGGCCGGCGCGTGAGTCGTCCCGTTGATCCGCACGGCCACGACGTGGCCGGCGCTGTCCTGAGCCAGGGCGATGTCGGTCGTGTAGTCGCTCATGGTTGGGGCTCCTCCGGGGCGGCCAGCACCCGCCAGCCGGCGTCGGCCAGCGCCTGGCGGGTCTCGGGGGAATAGTCGCGGAGCAGGTGGCCGACGATCAGGACAGCCACCGCCTGGCGCAGCTCGGCCTCGCTTAGTGCTGCGGCGTAGAATCCGTGCTGCACGCGCCGGATATAGCCCCGCTCGACGAGGCGGTACAGCGTCGTGCTGATGGTGGTCGGTGCCAGGCGCGACTCCTCGCGCGCAAACGCCAGGTACAGATCGTTCGGAGTCAGCGGCCGCGCCGCTGACCACAGGATCTGGAGCACGCGGTAGCTGAGCGGGCCCAGGATCGTGATAGCTGCCTGGTCGACAGCGATGTTCCAGTCGGGCGGGGTGTTCACGCGGCCTGCTCCTTTCGCCGACGCTGGCGGCGCAGCCGGGCGATGTACCCGTCGGGTAGCACGGGCAGCGATGCCCCCGTGGGCAGCCACCACCAGCGGTCGGTGCCCCAGGTCGTCTGCTCCAGACCGTCGAGCCACCCGCCCTGCACGCGCTCGCTTGCGGTCGACGGCGCGACGCAGGCCAGGTTGGCGATCTCGCTCATCGTCAGCCAGCGCCCGCCCGCGTTCCGTCGCAGCGTTTCGGCGACTGTACGGTAGACCGGGTCGCCCATCATGCCGGGGGCGACGAGCGGCCAGTAGCGCCGGTCGTGGACGAAGCGAATCACATCCGCCCGGGCGAACCGGCGGAAGGTGCGCGTTGGCCCGCGCCGGCGGTGGGGAGCCGGCACACGGTGCGCGCGCAGGACGCCGCGGCGCACGAGGGCGTTGAGTATCGGCACGGACAGCCCGAGGGCCCGGGCGGCCTGCGGCGTCGTCAGCAGCGCCGCCCGCTCGCGCTCCTGGGCCGGCAGCTCGGCGATGACGGCCTTAACACTGCGCGTGCTGCGCTTCACCGTGCGCGCGATGGTCTCGATCGCCGCACCCTTTGCCCACAGGTCGCGGACCTGGGCCCGGTAGCGCCGCGCTGGCTGGCGGTTTCGCACGCCCCGACTGATGTGACCGGGGCGGCACGACTCCTGGTGCGCCGTTCGGTTCTTGAACTTGAACTCAGTGTGGCAGCGCAGGCAGCACATCCGCGCCGAGTAGTAGGAGCTGGCAGCGTTACCCATCGTCCTACTCCGCCCGCCCCAAGCTCGCCGCTGCGCTGAACCCGTCAGGGTAGCGCTGGGCTAGCTTGCGGATGTTGGCCTGCATCACCTCGCCGAGCTCGACTCCCATGGCGTCCGCCGCCTGGGCGACATACCACTGCGCGTCCCCAAGCTCCAGCGTCAGCTCGGGCACGTCGATGCCCACATACAGTGCCTCGGGGGGCGGTGCACCGCGCTCCCCCTCGCGCCGGATCGTCTTGATCACGTAGTCGCTCATCATTTCGATCTCAAACGTCTGGCCGATTAGCGCCTGGTAGTCGAGCGAGTGGCCGTGGTAGCGGCCTTTCTTCACCCGGTCGGCCACGGCGCCGACGGCGGCGATCAGGCTCAGCAGCTCGCGCGCGAGCGGGTCGCCGTTCATGTCGGCCCCGATGCTGGAGGCCAGCTCGCCCGCCTCGCCCGCAAGGCCGAGCACGGCGTTTACCATGCGGTGCTCGGGGCGGTCGTGGGCCGTGCTGGTTCGCATTGCCAGCCGCTGGTACTCATTCGCATCCATCGATGTTCTCCCGCGCGAGCAGCTTCGCCAGCTCCTGCATCACAGGAGCTTCTCGATGAAGCACGGCGTAAAAGGCCATAAGCCTCCCCCAACAACTGATCGCGAGAGCCTCTGCAAGCGTGCTGGCTTCTGCGGTGTCAAACGATGTGTTTCCAACGCGCACTTCGTAGGCGTACAGCACCGCCGCTGGTGTGCCATGCTCGCCGGTCAGCTTGAACTTCGGCGTGATCGTGATCGCTCTGTCCGTGTGCAGCACCAGGTCAACCATGCGCAGCACCGCCGCAGGATCAGTGTTCAATGGTTTCATAGGCTCATCACTTCTTGACGAAGCGCAGGCACCACAACGCGGCCCTTCGCCGCATGCGCTGCCATCAGCTCCTCATAGCGAGCCAGAATGCTCTCGGGCGTCTGGTAGTCGATGGTGAGGCCGACCGTCCCGGCCACCGCCTGGCGCACGTCGGCGAGCAAGCGCGCCTCCGACCACGTCGGCATGCAGGTGGGCCAGCCCTCCGTGTACTCCAGGTGTGGCGGGATCGCCGCCTCGGCCTCGGCTCGGCGGGCGGCGCGGGCCTTCGCCGGCGAGAGGGCCGCGGCCTGCGCCGGGGTCAGAACCTGCGGCGCGATGTCGGCCAGCCACAGCCGATCGTGGAAGCTGAAGGTCGAGCCCAGCTCCAGGTCAACCATCAGCCGGTACAGCTCGTGGTTGGCCGGGTTGGTCGCGGCCTTTACCATGTCGTCCACGTTGGACAGGATGCAGAAGACGCACGACACCCGCGACATGCCCCAGACCGTGTAGGCGGGGTGGATGGGAAGGCCCGCCCGCTGGTGCTCGGCCCAGACGTCGTCGAGCGTCCAGTCGACGAGCCCCTTCCAGTCGAGTCCGCGCGTGCCGTTCGCGCGGGTCAGCAGCGGCTGTGGCTTGCTGACCCACGCCTGCTTCCGCTTCGGGCTCTCCTCGCGCCGGATGCCGGTCGCGCTGGCGATCAGCTGACCCGGGAAGCGCTGGGCGAGCGCGCGGCAGATAATCGCCGTCTTCAGCTCCGAGGTGCAGAAGCGCATGCTCGCCGTCGACCACGGCAGGATGAGCTTCACACACGAGAGGGAGGCGTAGCGCTCGACGTTGTTGGCCCAGCGGGTGAGCCAGCGGTCGAGCATGTCGCCGGCCTGCCGGCGCACGACGACCAGCTCGACGCCCACCCGCTCGGCCACCTGCCGGCACACGTCCAGGCTCTCGCGGTGCTCTGTGCGGCCCAGGTCGCTGTGGATAGCGATGCGCGGCCCGGTATGGCCCAGCAGGTCCAGGGCGCGGCAGCCGGCCGACAGCTTCGCACTGCCGTCCTTGCCGCCCGACAGCCCGAAGGCAAAGACCGCCCCCGCCGCGGCCGCGGCGCGGATCTCGTCGGTGACGGCGATCCGGTCGCCAATGGAGGTGTAGGCGGGGGCGGCCATCGTGCTGCTCCTACCCTCGCGCCAGCGCCGGCCGGCGCTCGACGCTCACCCCGGCCCGCTCCATCGGCGTGATCGTCCCCCCCGACTGCCGCAGCGTGCCGAGGTCCTTGAACTTGCCCGCGTAGTGGACCTTGATGTCGGGGTCGCGCTGGCTCAGCTCCTCGTCGATCTCGTCGGCCGCCTCCAGCAGGTCGTCCATGTCGCCGAACTCGAGCGTCAGCTTGATCTTCGCACCCGGCTGCTCGTAGAGGCGGGCGAGGCGGTTGAGCATGTCCAGCCGCCCCTCCGGGCTGCACTGATTGAAGTCGACCTCGATCGTCAGCTCGCTCTTCTCGTTCACACGGGGCATGTCGCTGTTCCTTTCGTTGTCGCTATCCAAGCACCGCAACGCACTGCTGCACCAGCCAGCGCATCACCGGCGGCGTCACGGCATTGCCGTACTGTTTCACCCGCTCGCGCTGGTTGCCGACCACCTTGTAGCTCGTCGGGAAGGCCATTGCCCGCCCGATTTCGTGTGGCTGGAGCATCCGGAAACCGCAGTCCTCGACGGCCGGCGTCTCGCCGGGCTGAGCCAGCGCCCACGTCCGCGTGCCCGTCATCGTCGGGCTTGCCTTGTCGATCGGCGCCGGTACCTTCTGCCCTTGCGCGCCGTAGATGCCGACGAGAAACGGCGCCAGCACCAGGGCGTGCCGGTCGCGTGTGTCCTGCGTGGGCATCGGCTCGTCGACACCAGCCCCGGTCGCCGTCGAGTTGTAACTGGCCAGGAAGGGCACGACCACACCGTGATGGTTGCCGCTGCCGACAACGGTTGAAAGCGCCTCGTCGAGACCCTTGGGCGCGTTCTCGCCGCGCAGGTCAACGAGGTAGGGCGGCACCACCACGCCCAGCTCAGCGCGGTTGGTCTGCGTTGGCAGCGCACGCTCGGTCGGCCACTGCTTCACCGTGTTGTCGCCCTCGGGATGGGAAGTTTGCACAACAAAGGGCGGAGTGACGAGAGCGTGATGCACGTTGCCCACTTGGGTTGGCCAGGGGCCTTCGACGCTACTGGCCCGGCTGCTCTCACTGCCGCTCTGCACGAAGTTGACGAGCATCGGCGGCGTGACCAGGGCGTGCGTGTGGATGCCGAGCATCGTGCGGTGCGACTTGTCGGTCGTCCACACCATCTCGCTGCCCTTGCCCCGCGACGTATGGACGCAGTCCATCAGGAACGGCGGAGTGACCACGGCGTGCTGGTTGCCGCTCGTCTGCGTGGGCATCGGCTCGTCGAGCGGCACGTTGGGGCGGAAGTAGTTGACGCTGGTCAGCATCGGTCGGGCAAACTTCTTCAACCCGATCTCGATCCGCTTCAGCGTCTTCTCCTTCAGCGGCCGGGCGCGGTCGCCGATGCGCGGCGCCGGCAGGCTCCAGTCGATCGCGTTGAAGGCCGCAAAGTAGTAGGGCGTGACCTCGATTGCACACTCGGGGCAGCGGTAGAGATACTGCTGACCGTACTTGCCCCAGGGCTTCTTCGGGTTCTTCCAGCTCTGAACGCTGGCGACATCCTTGCCGCACTGGGGACAGTGGGCGCGCGGCCGAAAGTCGAGATCGGGGGCGCGCAGGCTTTTCTGCCAGAAGACGACGTACATCCGGTCGCGGCTCTGCGGCGTCGGGTGGGCGAACATCGAGTTGAGATAGACGCACTTGTGGTTGTAGCCCAGCAGGTCCATCGCCTGGAGCCAGGCCGGAAAGGGCACCCACCAGCGCGCCTCGACGACGTTTTCAACGATGACGATCCGGTAGCGGTGGTGCTCGGCGAAGCGCACGACGTCCCACATCGTGGCCCGGCTGCGCTCCTCGGCGGGGTCGAGCTTGAGCGTACCGAACAACTCCAGCTGCGCCTGCATCTTCCTGACCTTGCCCTTCGCAAGCGAGTGGTTCGTGCACTCAGGCGAGGTGATCAGAATGTCGGTCGAGGGGTAGCGCCGCGGGTCGCACGCGCTGATGTCGGTACAGTCGTGGTCGGCCTCGGGAAAGTTCGTGTTGTGCGTCTCAATCGCCAGATGCCAGTGGTTGAGGGCCAGGCGCAACTCGGCGCCGGCTGCGGTGGCGCCAATGCTGGAGCCGCCCGCGCCGCAGAACTGATCCGTGACCGTCACGAAGCTGGTGTTCGGTGCCATCGTTCGTTACCTACTCGTTAGCTGATCAAGGGCGGTGTCGGCTCGGTCGCAGCGCGCCAGGCCGGTCTGGACAATGGAGAGCGTGGCGACACGCGCGGTCGCCGCCTGGATGAGGGCAGCCCAGCTCGGGCGGCTCGTGTCGGTGAGGTAGGCGTGGAGCTGGGCCCGCGCCGCCGGCGAGCGGGGGGCGGCCGCGCGCAGGATTTCGACCGTGCGCAGCCGGGCCAGGTCGGCCGGGTCCGCTGCTGCGCGGGCCAGTTGGAACGCCGCCTCCGCGTCGACGAGCCGCCGGTTGGACGCCTCGCGTAGCCGGGCGATATGCGCCCGCGCCCGGGCCAGGTCCTCGCCGCACAGCTCGCACACGGGCGGCTGGCCCAGGGCGAACCGCCCGGTCAGGCCACACACCAGGCAGTCACCGCCGTAGCTCCCGCGCGGAGTCAGCGGGAGCTGCTCCACCTGCGGGGGGAACAGCTCGTCCGGGGCGTCCAGGTCGAGGACCACGGCGACGGTGCGGGTGCTCATCGGGTCCAGGCTCCGCTGATCATCTGCGCCAACGACACAACGTCCACCTCGGGAGCGTCATAGCGCGGCGCCTTGGCCGTGCCACGCATCGCCACCCAGCCCTGCGGGTGCTTGAACCAGGAGTTGAGCTCGGCAGCCATTTCCGGCATGCCGCTGCCGTACGCCACGTTCTCCGCGACCTCGACCACCTGGCCGACATGCACCGCAGCGCCCCGGCCTACGCGCTTGCAGCCGACGCTATAGCTTTCCTCGGAGCCCTGTGTTGTGCGCTGCCACCAGACGACGAGCCCAGCGCCCAGCACCTCGCCAGCAGCATCCGTCACGCTCCGGTCGCCATTCTCGATCGCCACGACCAGGCCGTCATCGCTCTGCCAGCGCAGTGCGGTATGGACCTGCTGGCGCGCCTGGTCCTCGGTGTGAAGGTAGCGCGCGATGCGACTGAGCAGGTCGAAGCCGAACGCCAGGATGGCCTGGTTGCTGGGCCGGGGCGTCTGGTTCTTGTAGTCGGTGAAGACGGCGTGGATACCGAGCTGTCGGGAGCTTGCGGAGACTGGCCCCCAGCGGTCGCCGTCGTCGATCAGGTCCACTAGCGGGAAGAGATAGGCCGGGGCCATGTCGCGGGCTCGCAGGGAGCGATACACCAGCGTGATGGCGCTTGGCAGGTTGGGGTCCTGGTGATGATCAAACCGCCAGCGCACCGGATCATGCTCGCCGCCGATGTCTACCACAGCCGCCGCCGAGGCAAGCAGCGCGGCCGGCACGTCGGCGAAGCTCACAAGCTCAATGTCTGCCAGGCTGAACCCGCCGAAGTGCTGGAGCAGCCAGAGGGCCCCAATACAGTCGAGGTCGGGGGATACATGACCAACCAGGTACTGAGTCTTTGCCGTCGTCATCGCTGTCGTCCTATGGACTATGCATCGGACAATACGGTACAAATGTCCTATAAGTAGGACAATGATACCGAATTGACGACAGGCTGTCAATGGGCGGGCGGGCGCTGGCCGTCGGAATGACGGTTTAGCGCGCCCCAATGCGCTATTCGCCTGCTCGGGCGCTGTCCAAACGGTCAGCATACCCCCTCCCCCCAAGGTTTAGCGCATCAGGAAGGGGTAAAGCCGTGTTCGCGGGTGGAGGGCGAATATTGAACATTCCCATGTATATATACCTTTCAGGATCATGATCATGGGAATGTTCAATATTCCGGCCTGTATACCCTCCAGGGGTATGCACCAGCCGCAGAGACCGCTCGCCCTCAGACGATTGTACAGCGTGAAGGACAAAAAAGCCCCGCTGGGGCGGTTCTCCGCCACGCTGGCAAGCTGAGGGGGTGGGGGCGGTGTCTTGGGTGGTAGGCACCCGCTAGCGCCCCGCAGAATGGCGCTCAGCGCGTCTGGGCATGAAAAAGCGGGGGATGTGGTGTCACATCCCCCGCGACCCGCGCCCGCTGCTGGTTTTGGTTATCGCTTGGTGCGGCGGGCCTTACCCTCAGCTCGGGCCGCAAGCTCAGCCTGGATACGAACCCCGGCGGCGAGAAACGCGCGGGCGTTGGCGATGTTCGTTGCAAGATCAGACATGGCAAAGACAACGGGCGCCTGCTGCGCACCGTGGTTGTCCCAGACCAGGAACCGGGAGTCGGCTCGGTCCAGCGCAATCCCAGCAGCGACAAGATCCGCGGGAAGTTCAGGGAAGAGCGGGAGCTGTTCAATCGCCATTGATCACCTCGAGGGCGAGCTGGTGGTAGACCGACCGCCCGGGCGCCAGAGCCGCCGTTGGCGTGGTCGGGGGCGGGAGCGCGAGAAAGGGCCGAAACGCTCGGTCCTCGGGCATAGGCGGGCCGTAGTCCCAGCGCAGCCAGCCGCCACTGTACCGTCGTGGATAGGTTCCCTTCTGCCACACGAAGATGCTGTAGGCGGTGGCGTCGGTCTTTCGGTTGCCGGTGAACGACGGCCGGCGGGCGCATGCGTCGACGCTGATCGGCCCTTGGGCAGCCCACAAGCTCTGGGCGCGCTCCTGTCCCTCCAGGAAGTTGTGGCGGAGGAGCAGGAGCAGGTGCCCCCCGTCCTCCAGCATGGCCAGACTCAGGCGGATAAACTCCTCGGCCCAGCGGAAGGGCGGGTTGCCGACAACCAGGGTCGGGCGAGGGAGACGCTGGCGGAGCGCGAACGCGGCGTAGGCGAAGAACTGGGTGCAGTGCCAGTAGTCGTAGGTGGCAGGGCGCGGGCTGGCCTGGAGCTCGACGCCAGTGATCGTCGGCTGCTTGCCCCAGCGCTCGCGGACAGCTGCGCCCCACACGCCCGTGCCCGCCCCCGGGTCGAGGGTGTGGGCCGGGTCGGTGTTGGGTGGCAGCAGGTCGAGAGCGGCGCGGCACAGACCGGAGGGCGTTGGGTAGTGATCGTGCCGCTCGCGCGGGCGCATGCTCTTGCTGGTGATGATCACATTATTCTCCAGATTTTCGCAGCACGATCACGTCTTCTTCTTCGATCACGGGCATGCCCTTCTCGCGCCGCCGCCGTTGCCACAGCGAGAAGGTGGTGAGCTTGCGGGCGTGCCGCTCAACGAGCGTGAAGCCGAGCGCCGCACACCGCTCGGCGGTTTCCGTGGCCACGCACACCCGCCGTCCCTTGACGATGTGGTCCTTGATCACCAGGAGCATCAGGCCGCCTGGCTGTAGGGCCTCGTGAGCGCGCTGGTAGATGGCTGTCATTGCCTCCCAGTAGCGGGCGCCCCGGAAGTGGCCGACCTGATCGGGGTGCTTGCCGTAGTGCATGAGCAGCGCGCCTTGTGCGCCCACGGCCGCACCGGATAGTGCACGCTCCCAAATCTTTGAGTTGTGGGACACCTTTGCAAGTCGGCGTCGAACTGCCTCCGGATCCATGCCGTGTCCGGAGCTGTTTCGGGCAACATCACAGGCATACGGCGGGCTGAAAAGCGCCACGTCGGCCGAGAGCCCCCAGGGCTGCCGAGCGTCGCGCTGGGCCACGGTCATCCGCCCCGCGAAGAGGCCCGCGGCCGCGTGGATGCGGGCAGCATTCTGGTGGGCCTCAGCGAGCCAGGCGGGCTCCACGTCGAAGATAGTCACGTCCCGCTGGAGCAGGGCGGCATAGAGCGTAGAGCCGATCCCGCCCATCGGGTCAACGATGTGCTGGCCCGGCAGCGTGTAGCGCTCGACCAGCCAAGCGAGCAGCCCCAGATGCAGCTTAGCCGGGTGGGCGAAGCTCGCCTCGGTGAAATAGCGCTGGCGGAGGCTGCGATCACTGCCAAGTTCGATGATCATCAATCCTCCTCAGTCTTTGGGCTCAGGCCGTGGCTTGGTCGCCCCCGGCCGCGCGGGATCAGGGCGGGCACCTGCCAGCGGTCGCGCTGCACGTCGTAGAGGTGGGCCAGGTAGCGGCGGGCGGTGGGTGCGGCCACGCCGAGGGCCTTGGCGATCTGCCCCGCCGTGATCGGCTCGCCCTGTTGGTAGTGCTGCTCGGCCAGCTCTAGCACCTTCGCCCAGCGCAGCGGGTCAACCGGGACGTCGCCGCCGCCGCGCAGCAGCTCCTCGACCGTCCAAACGCGGCTCGGCGGCAGGTCGTCGAGGGGCAGGTTGGAGAAGATCCACACGTCGACCGGCCGCAGGCGGATGCGGGCGCGCTCAGCGGCCTGGACGATCTCGCTTTCGCGGAGCTGTCGCACCAGTGCAGCCAGCGGGGGCTCGTTCCAGAAGTTCGCCACGGGGTAGCTCAGCCCGCTGCCGTCCGCGGCCTGGTAGCGGTAGGGGACGTGGCGATCCTCCCAGGTTAGATCGAAGGCGGCCGTGCGCTCCAGGTAGAGCATCGCAGCCATGCTCTGGAGCGCGTAGGGGTTGGGGATCGGCGTGCCTACGACGAAGTGCCCGTCCACGCCCGGCCCCTCGGCCCGGTCGGTGAAGGCGTTCGACCCGCGCGACCCGTAGAAGTGCGCCGCCGCGGCGAACTGGTCCGCTATGTGGCTGGTGACCTGCTGGAAGCTGATCAGTCCGGGCCGCTCGTAGCCCTGGCGCCGGATGAGTAACTGGGCCAGCTCGATCGCCTCGTGCGCCTGGCGCGTCAGCACGACGGCCGGCTTCGGCTCAGGCTCCGGCCCGTCCTCCGCCTCAGGCTGCTCGCCGCGGGCTTCGGCGATGGCAGGGTGCTCCTCAGGCGGCGGGGGCTCGACAAGCGACCGTTTGCCGTAGGCGCGGCTGATCACCTGGTGCACCTCGCCGCGGTAGGGCAGCTCGAGGTCGAGCACCTCGACCGGTCGGCCAAAGATGGCCTCGTAGATCGCGGGGTCGCCGGTGCCGTCGAGCCAGATCAGGTGGTGTGGCACGGAGTCGTGCAGCGACCGGCGCTGGAGCAGCATGAGCTGGCCGTGGCCGGCCACCAGCCGCTGGATGTAGTCGCGCCCCTCCAGCGCCTCGGTTGCCTCGCGCTTCAGGTGCCAGAGCAGGTCGCGCACGTAGCGGAACGGGGCGTCCGCCGCGTCGCTCGGGTGCTTCAGCCGGACCTCGTCGGCACTCCAGCGCGAACGCCGGCGGCGCTGTCGCCCCTGCTGGCGCTCGCGCCGGCGTTGGCGGCGCCGCTCGGCGGCCTGCTGCCGCTGCTCCTCGCGCTCGACCGTGGACGGCAAGCCCGCGGGCAGCGAGGCCTTGCGCCGCTCGTAGTCCGCGATGACGGTCAGCACGTCAGCCGCACCGCCCAGCGCGTCGAGCAAGGCCGGCCCGGCGAGGCGGGTCGAACCCTGGTCCTGACAGGCGGTGTGCAGCGCGTGCAGCAGCTCGGCGAGCGGGTCGGTGGGGTCGAGCTCGGGGGGCACGATCCACATGGCCGGGATCTCCCACTGCCAGAGCATTGCGCCAAGCGGCAGCTCGTCACCGAAAGCCACAGTCGCGTGCAGGTCGCCCGGCACGCCGGCCCACAGGTGCTGGTGCTGGAGGTACAGGATGGGCCGGGTGCTGTTCTTCTGCGCGTGGTAGACGCATTCGTTTTTGATGTAGCCGTAGCCGCAGATCCTGGCGCAGAACTCCATTGCATCGTGGCCACGGTGCAGCCAGATGTCGATCGGCCCCGGCGCGGAATCACCCCGCTTGCGGGCGTGCAGGCAGGTCGCCCCATCGCCCGTCACCTTGTCGCCGCTGTGCCGGCTCTGCCACTCCTGCCACCACGCCGGCTGCTTGGCCTCCGCCATCAGATCCTGGAACAGGGTGTGGCGCGGGCCGTAGTAGCAGGTGCGCCGCTGGTGGCCGCGGTTGTCCGGCTCAGCCAGGAACTCGGCGATCTCGACGCTAGTCGACGTCTTCCTCGCACCCGGGGGCGGCCGCACCAGCAGGATGGGCAGCGGGCCGTCGAGGGGGTTGCGCGCGAGGTAGGCGATCATCCCCTCGCGCATGCGGTCCTGCACCCAGTCACCGACGTCGGTCGTCCAGGTCGCGGGGTTGGCCCAGCTCGGCGGCGGCGCCAGCGTCGGAGTGTCCGTGCGCGCCGTGCGCCAGCGCCGGCTAGGCTCCGCGTCCGCCGGGGGGCGGGGTGCGGTAGATCCGGGTGGGTCGAACGCCTGTAACCCATTGGTAATGTGTCCATGGCGGGGGGGGTGGGCGCCGCTCCCGGCCTCGGCCGGGTGGGGCACCTGCGCGTCATACGCGGCGGTGTCGTGCCGTGCGAGTGGTGGGAGCCCGAGGAGCTTCGCCGCGGCTTTCACCGCCTCTCGCACATCGCCTCGGTGCTCCCAGGTGCAGTACACGTCGAAGGCGTTGTTCCAGTGGCCGTTGCTCAGCGGGTCGTTGCTGTTGTGGTGGAAGCTCTTGCCGTCGCGGACGACGACCGATGGGTTGCTGGCGTCGGAGTCGGGGCGAATCCAGCGTCCCCGGTAGGGCCCACGGTCCACCTCGACATACCGCGCTGCCGACAGCTGCTCCTCGATGGTGTACCGCGCGTTGAACTGGTCGATCACCTTCCCGTGGCCGTTCAGCCCGGGGCGGTAGGTTTGATCGTAGGTCTTGCTCGCCGGCGGCGCCTGCTCGCGCTTCGGCTGTGCGGCGGGGAGCTCGTCGAGCGCCTGGGCGGCCGCGAGCAGCTCGGCCACCCTGGCCTGGGCGACGACGGGGATACGGAGGGGGTCGCCCTCCAGGAGCACGTAGCGGCGGCCCGAGGGATGGAGCGACGGCGCCAGCACGGCGTAGCCGGCCTCGCCGCGGGTCTCGATGGCGATGTGCTTGACGAGGTGCTGGTTCTGGTCGCGCTTGGGGTAGCCCCGGTCGTCGAGCTCCACCCGCCAGGCGAGCTTGTCGTTCCGTCCTGGCTCCGCGCAGCGCAGCCACACCTGGTAGCCCCCGCTCCCGGTCTGCTGCACCAGCACCCCGGCAGGCAGCGTGACCAGTGCCCGCCAGCGGTGGTAGAAGCCGGCGTCGTCGAAGTCGATCACGAGCAGCCCGCCGGACACCTGGCCGCAGGCCACGGCAACCCCGACCGGTTCGGCCAGGATGGCGGCCTGCACCTCGGCCGCGGGCGGGGTGGCCTTAGGCGCAGCCCACACCCGGCGCGCCGCCTTCACCCCGTGGAGCAGCCCGCCCGGGCTGAACCAGCGGGCGATGGCGTCGGGGGGTGCAATGGTATGCTGGGCGTCCAGCCACGAGCCGTGGCCGCGCCCGGCGTCGGGTAGCTTGGTGCGGGGGTCGGTGGCGCGGGGGAAGTCACAGATGGCGGGGAGCAGGGCCCCGATCGGTCGCTTGCTGGCCGTCGACACCGGGACGACCGACAGGCCGCCCTCGGTGGCGTACGCGCTGATGATGGCGGAAAGGTCGTGCATCAGTCATCAATCGGCCGCCCGCTTGTCCTATGTGTGGGACAAACGGGCGAACCGAGGCGCAAGCGGCGGGACCCGGTGGGGCGATCAGGCGACGGCGCGGGTCGCGGTGAGCCGGGCCACGATCCGGGCGTGGAGGTCTGCCATGCTCTCGGGCGTGGCCTGCTGGAGGTCAGCGCTCACCTCGGCGGCGGGGTTGTGTCCGCCCCCATCGCGCTCCGCCTTCCACGCACCCTGCACCGTGGCGATCATCGTGGCCCGCAGCGTGCGCCCGTGGCTGGTGAGTTGCGCCAGCGGCAGCGATTCCCAGCGGTCAGGAATCTGAACCGTCACGCCCATCCGCTCGGCGGCGGCGATCATGCGCCGCAGCAGGTCAATGGCAGTGGCGCGCGGGTCCGCCGGCGCCTTCAGGTCGCGTGCACCAGCCAGATCGCGTACCTCCTGGGCCACCGTAATCCAGCCCTCGACCGTGGCCGGCCGGGGCAGCAGCCGGCCCATGTAGCGCTGCACCACCTGCCACGTGGTGCCGCCGACCGTCTCGCCGTAGCGCGCGAAGAAGCGCGCCTCCGCATCGGCCACCGTCATGCCTGACGGGTGCGCGGCCGGCTCCCCCGCTCCTTCGGCCGCGTCATCCTCGTCCTCGGCCTCCGGCGCCGGGGCGGGCGCGCGCTCCGGCGCGGGCGGTGGCGGAGGCTCATCGCTGCCGGCGAAGCCTAGCGCCCAGGCCTGCACTCCAGGCCAGTGCACTACGGCGGCCTCGGCTACGGATTCGGGGCGCCAGATGCCCTTGATGTAGGCGGAGTCAATCGTGGGCGGGTGGAGCGAACGGAACGGAGTCACCATCGTGGTGTCTCCCTTGCCGAAAGGCTCTTCTTCCCCCGGGCCGAGCCGCAGTGCCAGATCACAGAGCAGCACGGGCTCAGACAATCCATCGGGGCGCAGCGCATCGGCCGCCTCACAAACGCGTACGTGGTCGATCAGCGCGACCAGCAGCTTGTCGGTCATCCGACTCTTCGTGGTGATCTGGACAGGATCGACTATGCCGACGCTGCCAAGCAGCCCGAGATAGCCGCGGACGCTGAGACGTGACTTGTCACCGTCATCCCAGCGCAACCCAAGGCCGGCCTCCAAAGTGGACTGGTAGGCGCTCGGATGCATCGACGCGGTGATGGTTGGGGCGACCGGCCCTTGGGTCAGGGGGTAGAAGTGGAGATCGAACTCCTGCGCCCCGAATGGTGTCAACGCCCAGTGTGCCTTCACCTCCGGCGAACCTGGGCGCTGGTGCTGTACCTCGATCAGTTCAATGCCGAGATCCTTGCCGAGATCCTTCAACGCAGCATCGAGGTGCTCGAACACACCGGCTTCCGTCCGAAAGCCGACGTGCGAGACAAAGCGCCCCTTGCCTGCCTTGCGAGCCATAGTCTTCCCGTTGTCGTACACGACAACTGGCGCCTTCTGGATGGCCTGGACCTTGTTCCGCTTCATGGTCGTGGATCTTCCTTGTGCTTCGCTGATCTTCCTGTGCGGTGCGGATGTGCCTAGAAGGGTATGTCTTGGCCCTCGTCGCCGGTGGGCTCGGGAGGCGGAGCGTCGTCACCAAAGCCCGGTAGGCGGAGCGGGGGCGGGGCGCCGTATTCAGCGCGGGGCGCGGCCTTGATGCCGGCCTTGTGCGCCTCAGCCAGCTGCTTCATCCCGTCGATAAAGGTCGACGCCTGGCCCTTGGTCAGCGTCACCAGGTCGACACCCTGCTCGGCGGCATAGCTGGCAAGCTGCCCGCCCGACCAGCCCAGGTCGTCCTGCAGCCGGGCGATGTAGTTGCGCTGCTTGTCGCTGGCCGGGGCGTCGGGGTCGCGGGGCGCGTAGCTGGCGCCGTTGCCGTTGCTCGCCGGGAGCGCGGCCGCCCGCCCCTGGCGTGCCTCCTGTGCCTGCTCCTCGACGGCCTCGCGCTGGGCGCGGTAGATGCGCCAGCCCAGGTCCACGGCCCGCTGAACCTCGTCGTCCGTTGCGTTTATTGGAAGAGCAACCGTCTCCTCCAGCGTGATAAAGTCTTCGCCGACACGGATCGCCGCGCGGTAGGTCCGGGTTACGAGCTGCTCGTTACTCATGGTGGTTGCTCCGTTGCCGCTGTCCAGGCGGCTCAGAAGGGCATCGGCTCGTCGGCCGGGAGCCGGCGCACCACCCGGGCGAGCAGCCCGTGTAGCAGCCGGTCGGCCACCTGATCAAGGGCCTGGTCGAAGGTCGCGGTATCGTCGGGGTCGCCGTCGAGCTGGAACGCGCGGCTCAGCGCGTCCGCCATCCGTGCGCGCGTCGCCCACTCGCTCGCGCGCCGCTCGTCCTTCCAGGTTTCGATCTGCGCCTCCACTCGCCCGTGCTCGGCTTCGACCTGGCGCAGGTGGCGGAGTGCGGCCTGATAGCCCGGGTGGTCCGCGACCGCAACGGCCAGGACACGCTTGCGCTCCTCGTCACTGGAGCCCAGCGCTTTGACACTGCCGGCCGCCGTGATCGCTTCCTGTTCGGCCCGAAGCTTGGCCCGGGATTCGGCGTCCCGCGCGTCGCGCAGGCACGCCATGCAGTCTGCGAGCTTTATGTGGAGGTCGTGCATACTCGTCCTGATTTCTGTCCGCGTGTCCGGCGCATATGCGCTGTCCGGAATTGACAAACGATTCAAGCGTGATACTATGACTAGGCGTTCGAGTGGCTGTAGGCTATCATCGCCGAGAGGAGCGACGATGAAGCCCCCATGGCACACAACTCAATCCTTTCTGTTCAGCGGCGCTGTATCAGCGTCGCTTTTTTCATGTCCAACGCGAAGGATATTTGTCCTATCGATAGGACAATGATACCACTTGCACACCCTGGTGTCAATGACAGCGGGGGGCGAGGCAGCATGGCAACGAGGATCACCCTGACGACGAGGAGCAGCGCATGGCGCGCAAGCGGTCTGAACGCACACTCATCGACAACGGCCTTGCCCGGCGCCTGTTTCAGGACGTGGAACGCACGTCGATACGGGAGATTGCCGACAAGATTGGCATTTCAAAAAGTGCCTTGGACCATCTCCTGTACGAAATCGACGAGTTCCCGAAGCTGGAAACGATCGAGCTGATCGCCCGGTATCTCCAGATGCCGAGCTATGAGGTGCTTCGCCTTGCCGGGTTCGACGCGCAGATCCCGGCGGACGTAGATCAGGGTGCGCGCCTTATCCAACTCGCCGAGAAGCAGCCGGAGCTGCGCCGGGTGCTGCGTCAGATTCCGAAGCTGAGCCCGGAGCAGACGAAGTCGTTGCTGATCTATCTCGAGGTGCTTCAGCGAGAGACGACGTCGGAGGACGACGACGAATAGGGGCCAGAGCGCGGTCGATGATGCGGGTCAGGTTAAGCCACTCCTGCGAGTCCATGCGCTTCCCTCGACTATGCCTGTCGGACTCCCAATCCTAGCAGGCGAACACACGTTCGTAAATGACGATCGGATGACGGCGCGACGCCAGCATTCGATACCGAGTCCCATCATACGATAAGCGACGAACACTCAGTACCGTACACATGCGGGGCGTGGTGTTTTCACCACGCCCCGCATGTGTTATGCCACTGGCGCTGGCGGCGAGGCGGCGGGCTCGGCCTCGCGCGGGGCGGCGGCCGCGTCGATCAGCTGGGTCTGGAGCTCGGCCAGCGCACGGGCAATCACGAGCACTCGGTCGCGGGCGATGCTGTTGCTGGCGACGACAGGCACACCGTCGGCGCCGATGGCGATGGTGATAATGGCGATGGGCGGGGCGGTCGGGGTCGGGGTGGACATGGGTTATGAGCCTCCGAGGATAGGCAGCCACAGGGTGGCCGGCTGTGGGCCGTCGAGCAGCAGCCCCGACGGCGGGATCGGCGCGGCGGACAAACGGTAGGGGCCCCAGGTGCGAGTCGGGCCGTAGCCGGACTCGACGATGTAGTACACGTCGTCTGGCTGGGCATCGGCATAGAAGTGGACGCACGCCACCGTGCCCCCGCGGTAGGAGCCGTAGCCCGTGACGCCCCAGCCGCAGCGGTGGCGTGGTGGATCGGTGACAGGGTTGTCGTCGGCGTGGTAGTGGCGGGCTTCCAGCGCGGTGGTGTCCGTGTTGACGGTGATCCGCAGCTCGCGGACGGCCGGGTTGTCAGGAACGGCAAAGATCATCACCCGGGGCGGAACCGGGGCGGACGCTGCATTGTCGGCCCGGGCCCCGCCGCCGAGCAGCGGGAGCAGCGCGAGCAGCGCGAGCAGGCCGACCAGCAGGAACCGAACACGGGATGGAGTCGGGTACATGGGCGTCTCCTACGCGGCCGGTGGCCGCAGCTGGTCCACCATCATTTCGAGCCGGTCGATCCGGCGGCGCAGGTCGGTGATCTCCTGCTCCTGCGCGGCGTTATCGGCGACCAGGTACGGGATCAGCTCGGTGGTCGCCACGGCGTGGTAGCCGTCCTCGCCGGTGACGACCATCTCGGGGAACACCTCCTTCAACTGCTGGGCGATAAAGCTGACGGTGCGACGTCCGCGCGGGTCACCACGGTAGCGGGCCTGGGCCGGGCGCAGGCGACGAAGGCGGCGCCGAATGTCGCGCAGGGTATGCGCGTCCTCGGCGGGGTACGCGATCTCGTCTTTGCTGCGCTCGTCCGACTCGTAGAACCAGGCGGAGGCGTGGAGGTAGCCGGAGTAGCGGCTGAGGTTCATCACCTCGGGGCCCGTGCCGCCGTCGGCGTTCCAGTTGACGGCCTGGTTCACACCGGTCGAGACGGGCGAGACCATAAAGCGCATCACGCCCCCGCTCGACGAGAAGAAGATGCCGCCGGCCCGCTGGCTGCTCGCCCCCGCGGCCACGGTGTAGGCGGTCTGGTTCGCGGCGGATGGCAGCGCGGTCTGGGCGGCGAGGTAGCAGTTGAACAGGATGCAGGATGTATTGCCGAACCCGCTCGACTGGACGTATGTCGTCGCCGTCGAGCGGTAGGCCTCGAAGATTCCGCCGGCGCTCGCCGCAAACCCGGTCGGGTAGTTCGGGTCGCTGCTGTTGTTGGTGACCATGACACTGTGCCCGGCGCGGATCTGGCCGTCCGGGCCAGTCGTGAAGCTGGCCGGCTGCTGCGTGACGCCGACAAACAGGTGCCGGTCAACCCGCAAAGCACTCGGGATATACACACCCTGCGACCACCACTCGGCAGGATCGGCAAGCCGGACCCAGTCAAGGCTGGCCGCGCGGATGAGCGTTGCTCCCTCGTCGATGAGGCCGTTGCTCTGCTGCCAGCGGTACTCCTTCGCCCGCATGATCCCCTCGCCGGCCTGGGACGTGTAGAATGCGCTCACCCCGTGCCGAACGCCCAACCCCTGGTTGTCATTATTGAGCGCCAGGACGTCGGTGCCGCTGAAGCTCAGACGGAGCCCCGAGGCAAACCCCTCGCTGTTCTGTGCGCGGACGGTCAACGCCACGCTCTGGCCGGTCGCCGTGGCCGTGAACTGATGGGCTGCCACCACCCCGCCGGTGTTCGCGGAGGTGGCGGAGAAGGCCAGGAACCCGCCCCCCGCCACCTGTCCGGTGATCGAGGCGATGGTGTTGGCCCCGTTCAGCCAGCGGATGCGCTTGGTATCGGTGTTGCCCTGGGTCAGGGTCATCCCCGCGGCACTCAGCCGCAGGTCGCCGCCGCCGGCGACGATCGAGCCGTCGGTGTCGACATACGCCTGGACGAACGTGCCGCCGCGGAACTGGAGCTGCCCCAGCGCCTGGCTGTACCGCATGTTCGCCTGGTTCACACCGTTCCGCCCGATCAAGATGTCCCCGGCGGCCAGCGTCTCGCCGGCCTCGCCGGCCGCCCCGGCCGCGCCCTTCACCAACAGCAGCGTGCCCGCTGCGATCGCGACGTTTGTGCCCTGAACAATGTCGCCGTTGGCCTTCAGGCCGATCCGCTGCGTCCCGTTGCCCCAGAGCTGGATGTCGCCGCCGGACAACTGGACGAAGCTCCCCCCGCCCGGGTCGTTCACCCTGACACTCGGCACCGTACTGTCGAGCACGATGTACTCGGCCGTGTTCACCCGGAGCGCCAGGCGGTTGGTCGTGATCCGCACGTTCGCCTGTGACGCCGCCTGCTCCCCGATGGTGATCGTGCCGTCGTTGAACCAGCGGCCCTTGGCCACCGAGCCCTGCATGATCCGCACACCGTTGGACGCGTCGGCGCCGATCCAGCTCTTGTCCGGCGCGTAGCGGCCAACGGCAACGCCATACACATCCGTGCCGTAGTCGTAGAGCCCCTTCAGGTTGCCGAGCGCGGCGTGCTCGGTCCAGTCGTTGTAGCTCGTTGAGTTGCGCACATTGAGCGCAATCGCCGGGCCGGCTTGGTTAGCACTCTTCACCCCGCGCAGGGAGTACAGGTCGATGAAGCCCGAACCCGCCTGGCCGGTGTTGAAGATCGCGTCGCCGGCGTACCAGTCGTTGGCCCCACTGCCGTCGAGGTTGCGGGTCACGGTGTACAGGTAGGTGCCGCCGGCATCGGCCGTGTTCAGGCGGAACAGGCCCGGGCTGGTGCCGGCCTCCAGGAGCACCGCGTCGAATTCCGTGCCCGCGCCGCTGACGTCCTCCAGCACAATGCGAATGATGCCGCTCGCGGGTGCCGTGCGGACGACGCTGATCGTCTGCCACTCGCGGCTGGCCGTGACATCCTGGCTCGTGGCCGGCGTGAAGACGCCACCTTGGGCTAGGTGCACACGTGCGGCGGTGGCGGGAGTGGTCACAGTAATCTCCTACAATACATCCAGGACGTGGCCGAGGTTGACGCCGCCCTGGGTGCCGAGGTGGAGGTTCGGCGCCGTTGGCGCTGGCGCCGGGGCCTCAACCTTGTTCCCCGACGTCCGCACCCGCACGCTCACGACATACGACGCTCCGGGGGTCAGCCCGCCCACATCCTGCCAGATCCGTCCGCTCTTGACCTGCACCACGCGCCGGCCGTGCGGCAGCGTCCCTGGCTCGCCGTAGCTGTAGTCGACCGTTGCCCCGGCATCCTTGCTCCAGAAATTTGGCGTGCTCCCAGTCCAGTCCTCGAAGCTCGCGTTGCGCACCGGGTTCTGGAGTACCCCGGTCACCCCGAAGAACTCGACCTTGCCGTCCGCCTCCATCCGCAGAATGTCGCCCGTATTGACCCGGTAGCGACTCAGCAAGGTGGTACTGGTGGACAGCAGGTCAGCGTCGAGGATCGAGGTTGGGCCCACCAGGATGCGCCCGCCGATGGTGGCCTGAGTCTCCTGCGCGACCAGCGTTTCGATCCACAGTTCGGCCCCGTGGATGCTCAGCCACTTCTTCTGAATGCTGCCCAGGTTCGTTTCGTAGGCGTTGGCTGGCCGGACGGTGCGCCCGCGCGGGTTCAGGATGAGCTCGCCGAGGGGCTGCACCTCCATGCTCCCACCGCCACCCACCATGAATCGCGCATAGTTCGCGCTGTCATAGCGCAGCCGCAACTGCTCGGTGCTGCTGCGCGCGTCGAGCGCCGCAGTGGGTACTACGTTGTCGCCGAAGGCGCCCCAGCCAGCGACGGCCAGGTTGCCCGCCTCCGCCCCTGCGCCCTCGCCGCTGACCAGGAGCGTCTTCGCTGCCAGGCGCGACAGGAACACGTCGGGCCGTGCGGCTCCTGTCCCCATCCCGATCATGCCGTTGGTATGCAGCGCCAGCCGGGGGTGCGCCTCGCCGCTGACCTGGCTGACCAACGCCCGGCCGTTCGCGAAGCCCGTCGCCGCCGGTGCGGTGACCTGGATGTGCGGGGCAGTCTGCTGTCCGGCCGCCGTAATCACCAGCCCCGTGTTCTCGACGATCGGCGTCAGGTCGAGGTCGACCAGGGTCAGGTTGCCCGCGCCGTCGGTCTTCAGCAGACTCGTGGCCGCGCCCGGGGCTGAGGATGCCGCGACGGCGTGGGTGTGGCTGCCCGCGGCAGCGTTGGTCGAGCTGGCGCTGAGGGTGCCCGGCGTGGTCAGCGCCACACTGTTGGCGTTCACGGTCAGCCCCGCGCCGGCGCCGACGGCCAGGTTCTGAGCACCATCGATCACGAGCCCGCTTATGGCCGCTAGAGTCAGCCGGATAGTGAGGCTCGATCCCAAGGCCGCCGTGGTAATGCCGTCGCCTCGGGCAAGCACGACGCGCTGGCCCGCGTTGGGGACCGCGTGTGCACCGCTGGCATCGGTCAGGGCGATGAACGCGGCGTGGTGCGCGTTGGGGTTGGCGACGTGGATATCGTAGGCGGCCTTGAAGATGTCGAGGTCGACGCCGTCGATCGTCACCCCGCTGCCCACCGCGAGGTTGCCGACTAGGGACCGCGAGCCGTCGAGCTTCAGGAACTGCGGCGCCTGGCTGTCGGCCAGCGTGCCGGTGTGCAGGCCCCCGCTGAGGCTGTGGGCCGTCGTCGTGCCGCCGCCCACGATCTCCAGGTCGAGGAGCCGCCGAAACGTCTTGACGACGAGGGGCTCCAGGCGCAGCCACAGGTTGCTGACGGAGTCGGCCATGCTACATCCCGATGCTGAACAGCTCAGCGAACACGTCGGCCTTGCCGCGGGTCGTGAGCGTCCAGCTGCCGGCGGCGGTGTCGAACTCCGCCGCCTCCAGAAAGAAGCGGGTGGGGTCCTGCACCGCGCCGAGGTTGAGCGTGGCGGGGATGTCGCGCACCCGGCCCCAGCGTCCCACCGGGGGGATGTGGGGCGGCAGCGGCTGGTTCATTGGCGTGTGGACCCGGCCCTCGCGCGTGACGAGCAGGTAGTCGTCGTCAGCCGGCTGGGCGGGCTCCGGCACGATGCGCAGGTAGCGCTCCTGGGTCACCGTGGCCAGCGAGCGTAGCCCGCCGCCCACGCCCTGCTTCAGCAGCTCCAGGATCACGTCGCCGGCCTTCGTGTTGCCGTCCTGGGTCGGCTCGCTCGTCAGGCTGCTCGTCTGGTCAATGCGGGTGCCGACGAAGAACTGGCCGACCGTCGACACGCAGTCCACGATCTGCTGCGTGAGGCTGACCTGCCCCGTCGCCGTGGTCGCCCAGTAGCGCCACCAGAGCGTTTCCCACCAGCCCTTGCACACAAAGCGGATTTCAGCCGCCGCCTCGTCCCCCGAGTCAAACGCGATCGTGCCCATCGGGTAGGCCTGTTGGCCGAGCAGCAGGTCGCGCCGCGCGTCCGCGAGTGCCGCGTTCGCCTGGCTCAGGTTCTCCCGCAGCTCCTTGATCCCGAACAGCGCGATGCTGCGCTCATTGAAAGCGGGCGCGGTCGGCAGGCTGTCCGTGCCCGCCCCCTCCTCGGAGTAGAACACGGTGACCCAGTTGCTGAGGCTGTCGAGCGTCGCCCCAAGCGTGATGCTGCCGTAGCGCAGCGCCACCTCATGGACATAGCCCCACCAGACCGGCACCCCGCGGCCCGAGCGCAGGATGACCGGGCAGCGCAGCCGGTCGAACTGTGACGCCAGCGCGGCGAGCGAGCCGCGGCCCACCACCTCGGCCTGGGCCGGCCCCCCGATGGCGGCCCAGCCAAAGCGGGTCACGTCCCAAGTGATGCCCGGTGTCGCGATCGGCTCCAGGAACGACCGGGTCTGGATCTCCGGGGTGATGACGACGCTCACAGCGCACCTCGCCGCGGGCGGTGCCAGAGGCGCACGGTCAGGGTGCGCAGCGGCTCCGCCCCGCCGCTCGCGGCCCGGTGGAGGATGTGGATGCGCTGGGTGCGCCCGGGCCAGAGCATCAGCGGCTCGCCGTAGCCGATGTAGTGGCCGACGTTGCCGCCCGCCCAGCCCTCGGAGCGAATGGCGCCCTCGACCGTCTCGCGGACCAGCGTGCCCGAGTCCAGGCCGTAGCCCCGCGGGCGGAAGTGGCGGAACCGCTGAAGCGGCAGCAGGTACAGGTAGTCGACGACCACCGACCGCGACGAGCCCGCCGGGCTGTAGCCCGTCAGGAGGATCGAGAGCCCGGCCAGCCCCGTCTCGCCGGGCAGGTACGGCGGGAGCTGGAACACGCCCAGGTCCTGCAGCTCCTGGTTGGTGGCGAGCAGGAGCTGCTGGCCCTCCGTGATCGTCGTCACGTCGAAGAGCTGCACCGAGGCGCGCAGCCAGGTGTCGCTCGGCGGGTTCTGCGTGAAGCGCGCGAAGACGCGGAAGTAGCCGCCCCGGGCGGCGGCCAGCAGCGCCGAGGACAGCGCGAAGCGCCCCAGCGGCGTCTCCGCCGTGCCGCTCCACGTGAACGACCGGGCCGACCCGCCGCTCCAGTCGGTGTTGTTCGGCACCGACGAGGTGGTAAGCGCGGTCGCCGCCTCGCCCTCCAGCGCCGGGGTGAAGCCGGTCGGGTCGCCCCAGCTCTGGACACCGACGTAGAGGTCGTACGCCCGGCTCGAAAAGCCGCTGGCCGTGTTCGCGATCTCGATCTCGGCCCGACAGGGCAGGGCGCCGGTGACGTTGGCCGCGGGGACGGTGACCCAGCTGTCGTGGCCGGTGTGCCCGTCGTCGTGGTTGTAGATGGTGAGCGCAGCGGTGGTGTTCGTGCCGTTGCCGTTGGTCAGCGCGACCTGCGTGCGTGGGCCCTCGAAGAACGGCCACCGCTCAATCATTATGACAAGCGCAATCGCCTTACCACGCCACTGCCAGCCCAGGGCGCCCTCGTCGAGCTGCACGCTGCCGGCCAGGATCTCGGAGCGCCAGTAGCCCTCGCCCGCGACCAACTCGAACTCCCAGTAGATCGGGCCGGCGGCGTCCTCGGGATGGCGCTGATGATGCATCGCCCGCGCGAACGCCGCGCGCAGCGCATTCTCAACCGTCCGCGCCAGCGTGGTGCTGTCGAGCACGGCAACACGCAGCGACTCCGTGATGTTTGGCTGGGTGACGGTGAGCAGTTCGGTGCGCTCAAAGTCGCGGGCCGTGCCGACCTCGGTCTCGGGGTCGCTGCTCTGGGGGATGTAGTCGAGCGGCACAACGCTGCTCGTGCTGAGGCTTTGCAGCACGGCGCCGGTGCTATCGACGACGCGGAGGTTGTAGATCGGCATGCCGGCCGGCCCAGAGCGGACGCGGGGCGCGGCTAGGGCGCGAGGGGGAAGGGCGCAGCAGGGGCGCACGAAGATTATAGCCTATCAATAGGACAAGGCAAGCGCGCGCAGCTTACGACCGGTTCCTCGTTTTTTCGACCTGGTACTTGAACTCATTAGCCAGATCGCGGGCCACCCGCCGCACATCGAGCTGGTTGCTGATCGTCGTGCCGGGGAGCGCGATATTGACGTTCTCGATGGTTGTGGCACTCGATGTGGGCGCGGGTGCTACGGGCGCCGTGATCGCGCCTACCCGGTCGGCGACCGCGCCGGCCGCCACCACCGGCAGGGCGGCTCTGGCGCCGCTGAGGACGGCGGCAGCGTTCTGGAGCGTGCTGGTGTCGAGGGAGGGCAGCTTCACCTTCACGCCCGCCAGGCGTTCCGCCATCCGCTCCACCGCACCCACCGCGCGCGGCGTCCCTTTGTCGATACCCACCTCCGCGCCGGCCGGGATCTCCTCGCCGAATTCGTCGCGGAACCGGCGCGATGGCGAGCGCATCCCGAGCGCACCCCGGGCGGCCGCTAAGAGTTCGGCGGCCTTCTCGCGGACAAAGCTTTTCAGGCCCTCCCAGCCATTGGCAATGCCGTTGCGCACCCCGTCGACGATGGCCGTGCCGATCTCAGCGGCCTTCGTGACGATGCTACCAACCTGCTCGCCGATGAACGACAGAACATCGCCGATCATCACCCCCAGAGCGATCAGCAGCGCCGGGATGGCAGTGTCCGCGACCCAATCGACAAAAGCGTTCGACCATTCGGCGATGGCCTCGACGATCTCCGGCACCTTCTCAATCAGCCACCCCAGAAGCTGACCAAACATCAGCCCCAGCGCGACGATCAGGTCCGCGGCGGCCGGCCCGACCCAGGCGAGGAAGGCGAGGGCCCATTGCGCGAGCTGCCCTGCGATGCCTGGCACCCGCTCAATAATCCAGCTCAACAGCCGCCCGATCAGCACGAGCAGCGCGGCGAACAGGGGCGGGGCTGCCTCGATGGCCCACTGGACGAAGGCCGCGGCCCACCGTGCGACTGATTCGACAATGCCAGGCAGGGCCGCGCCCACAGCGTCGAGCATCTGGCCGATCATGGTGCCCAGAGCCAGGAGCAGCCCCGGCGCGGCCTCGACGAGCCACGACAGAAAGGCCAGAGCCCACTGGCCGACCGCCGCGATGATGCCGGGCAGCGCGCCCCCGAGCACCCCGATCAATCCAGCCGTCACTCCGCCGACGGCCGCGAGCAGGGCCGGGGCCATGCTCGTCACCCAGCCCAGGAAGGCCAGGGCCCACTGGCCGACCTGCGCGATGATGCCGGGCAGGGCCGCCCCGATCTGGGCAACGAGCTGGTTGCGCGCCTCGCCCATCCGTGTGATCAGCTCTGGTAGGGCGGTGGCGAGCCAACTCAGAAACGCCGGGGCGTAGGGGGCAACGGCCGTCATAATGATGCCGGCCAGGGTGCGCAGGGTCGAGGCGATGATCCCGCCGATGCTGCCAAGGGTAGTCTGGAGCTGGGGGCCGGCTGTCACTAGCCCGGACCCGAAGGCGAGGGCCCACTGGCGCACCTGGGCGACGATGAGCGGGACCCGCGCAACGATCCAGCTCAGGAACCGCGCCGCCAGCACGCCCAACGTCCCGAGCAGGAACGGCAGCGCCGGCGCTGCCCAGGACACGAAGGCCTCGGCCCACTGTGCCGCTGCCGCGACAATCCCAGGCGTGGCACCACCAATGGCGTCGAGGATGGCGCCTACAGCCCCGCCGATTCCGGCAAGGATGGCCGGGATGCCTGACACCACCCGCGTTGCGATGGCCAGCACCCAGCCGCCGGCCTCGGTGATGATGCGAGGCAGGGCCGCGCCAAGAACCGTGATCACGCTGGCGATCAGCGTCCCCAGCCCGGCTAGCAGGACGGGGATAGTCGTCACAACCCAGCCTGCCAGGCCCAGGCCCCACCGTCCTGCGGCTGCGATGATGCCAGGAAGGGCAGCGCCAATCGCGGAAGCTACCCCGGTCGCCACATCGGTGACCGCCGCAAACATGCCCGGGAGCCGGGACGTCAGGCCGCTCAGGATGCCGAGCGACCAGGCCGCCGCCGCATCGATGATCGTGGGCACGGCCGTAAGCAGCCGCAGCACCACCCCCCCGACCATCTGCCCGACCGTCTGCGGCACCTGCTCGACGGTCCGTTGCAGCCGCTTGAAGCCGCGCTCGGGCTTCTCGATGGCCGTGGTCATCTTCTGCATGGCGTTGGTCGTCTCGCCACGCAATCGCCCGAGCAGCGCGATGGGCTTCTGGAAGGCCCCGGCGACCTTTTGCATGGCTCCGCCGACTTGGCCCGCGAGGTCGTTGGCCTTCTTCGCCACCTCGCTGATGCCGCCAAGCGCCCCGCCCGCGTCGATGTCCGGGACCTTGATCCCGCCCCCACCGCCGCCTCCAGCCCGCCCGCCCGCCCCCTTCTTGGCGGCGCGCTCGGCCGCCTTCCGCGCAGCCTCGGCCTCCCGCTTCTGCTGCTCCTCGAGCTGGGCAATCTCGCGGAGCTTGTCGTAGTACTCCGCACTGCCCTCGGTCAGCCCGGCGAGCTCGGCGCGCCGGTCGGCCAGCTTCTCGGCCGTGGTCGACACCTGGTCCTTGTAGGCGCGCTCGGCCCGGGTGATGGATTCCTGGTCGCGCCTGGCCTTGTCTGCCTCCTGCTGCTGCTCGCGGGACTGGCGCTCTTCGAGCTGTCGGATCTCGCGCAGGGTGTCGTAGTATTCGGCGCTGCCCTCGTCGAGCCCGGCCAGCTCGTCGCGCCGGCGCTGGAGCAGCTCGTCGGTCGAGGCGATGCTGTCCTTGTACGCTTCCTCGGCTTTTGCCGCCCGCTCGGCGGCCAGCTCCTCCTCGGTCTTTTTGGCCTTCTTGGGCCCGCCACCCCCGCCGCCACCCCCGCCCCCGCTCGCGCGGCTGGCCTGCTCCTGCAGCCGGATCTGCTCAGCGAGCAGGTCGTTCTGCCGCTTCTGGGCGTCGATGAGCGCCTGCTGGCGGGCGTACTGCTCTTTCGCCGCGTCCTCAGCTACCTTGGCCGCATCGACCCGCTGGCGGGCCTCGCGCTGCTTCGCTACCGCAGACGCCAGGGCCGCCCGGCGCTCGGCGATCAGCTGGGGATTGCCACTGGCGAGCGCCTTGGCCATATCGACCTGGGCCTTGCCCACCGCAGCACTCGCGGCCTTTTGCCCCTCCTGCGCCTGGCGTAGCCGCTGGCTGGCCTGGAGCGTGGACAGGTAGGCCCGGGCCACCTGCTCCGCGGCCGCACCTGCGGGCCCCGCCGCGTCACGGATGCCGGCGAATGCCGCCTCGGACACCTCGCCGGTACGACGCAGCTCGTCGATTGCGGCTTCTACGGCTGACTGGGAGCCAACCATCGCTTCAACAATGGTCTGGTCGCTCGCCCCCAACGCCGTGCCGAACGAGCGGATGAGCCCGCTCACCTGGTCGCCCAGCGTGTTGAGCGCCCCCAGGTCGGCCTCGGTCCACCCCTCCAGCCAGGCTTCAGCCGCGCCCTTCCCCCACACATCGAGGTTCGGGAGCAGGGGTGGCGGCGAGCCAGGGGTCAGCCAGTAGGCAATGGCATCGCCGATCTGGCTCAGCACCGCCACGACAGAAGCTACGGCGGCCGCCATGCCGTCGGCGTAGGCCTCGATCAGGCCCGAGCCCCATCCGACGGCAGCGCTAGCTATTCCAACAAGCGCCTCTTCGGCAAGAGACGCAAGTCGCTGGAGCTGTTCTAGGACGGGGCCAAGAAGTCCAAGTTGAGACGCGACGGAAACAAAGGCAGTGCCTACCGCCGCGCCAGCGCCAGCAAGCAGCGCGAGCGGCACATTGACTGCAACGAGGGCGCTTGTGATTGTTCCGAGGATGAGGCTTAGCGGGCCGACGGCTGCGGCGACAGCCAAAAATGCCACGATGGCACTACGGATACCGGGATCAACTGTGGCGAAGGAGGAGACAACTTCCGCCAGTTTTCTGATGATGGCTTCCAGTGGACCCAGGAATGGATCGGCAGCGGCAAGGCCGGCTGTCTGGAACGCGCTTTGTAGACCATCGAGCGCGCCCAACAGACCCTTGTTGTAGGCTTCAGCAGCAGCAGCAGCAGCGCCTTCCTTGGTAATCTCCGATTGCAATGAAGCAAAGCCACTGGTTCCAAGTTGGAGCAATGGGATGATGGCCTTCATGCCATCGGACAAGAAAACGGTGTTGAGTGCGGCCGCTCGCTGTGCAGGTGTAAGGCCAGCAAGTCCACGCTCTAGGTTGGCGAGGATTTGCTGGAACGGGAGGAACTGGCCTTGTGCATTGGTGGTCGCAATGCCGAGTCGGGAAAGTTCGGCGGCGCCCGCAGCGGTTGGAGCCTGAATTTTGATAATCGCATTTTTAAGCGCCGTCGCCCCATCACTGCCGGACAAGCCCGCCTTCTGAAGTGCCGTCAGTCCTGTCGTCAGGTCGGTTGCAGCTTGGAGTGCGGGATATGCATCGCTTGTAAGTGAGCTGAATGCAAAACCCGCCTGTGCCAACCCCTGTCCGAAGTCAACAGCATCGCCCGAAGCCGCATTTGCCGCAGCAGCAAACTGATCGGCAATAATTGTTGCTTTTTCACCACTAAGGCCAAAAGTGTTCAGGGCGCTCGAAATTAGAATCGCAGCAGTCGCGTTGTCGGTCTGTGCAGCGGCGGCAAGTTGCAGTGTTCCTCGCGCCGCAGCCATCGTGTCTGAAACCGACAAACCCGCCTTGTTCAGCTCCAACATCGCGGCCGCTGCATCGGCTGCGCTTGTTCCAGGGAGGGTTAGATCGCCACCAAGCTCAAACGCTCGCTGGCGTAGCTGCTCCATCTGGGAATCGGTTGCCTCAGACGCAGCTTGGAGTAGATTAAGGCTTTGCTGGAACTCTCCCGCCGCCCGCAATGCACCGCCTGCGGCCGCAGCGAGCGGCGCTGTTATGGCAACGCTGAGGGTTGCGCCAACTCGGGTGAACTGACTGCCAAGCGCCTGTAACCGCTGACTAACAGTAGACAGCGGACCATCTAGAGTACTAACCGTTGATCGGACCCGCGACAGCGCTGTGTCAACTTGCTGAATGGGGGGGGCGGCTCGCTGAGCCTGAGTACCAACTGCGCCAAGCTGCACGCCGGTTGCACTGATACGAGCGACCGACTGTTGAGCACTGTCAGCCGCTTGGCGGAAGTCTTGGCTAAATTGACGGAGGGGAGCAAGTGCCCCGGCAATGCGGGAAGGCGCCTGAGCTAGTTCAGTGAATGATTGGCTAATGCGTTGGGCGTCAGCGGCACTCGCGCTGCCCAGAGCGTTGAACGCCTGGCGGATCTCTTGGAAACTCTTCGTAACCTGCGCTGCCGCACGGCTCAGCGAGGAAACATTGAGATTGATAGATCCCCTGACGGAACCTAACGATCCGGCCGACATAGTGCGCCCCTGAGCAGAGAGGCGCTACAGGGGCGCGGGAACGGGCTGCGAAGCAAGGTCGCGAGGTATGAGAAAGCGCCCGGTGGTCGGGCGCTACAGGGGCGCGGGGGAGGACGGGCGCGGCAAGGGCGCGGCTTGGCTTATTATACGTTGGCCGTCAATCGCTATAGCTCGTGAAGGAACAGTTCCGCTTTCTTGCCCAGGTGTGCCAACCTGAGGCGCTCCGATACTCGCGCGATAGCTCGCTGCACTTGATGCATATCGAACTCAACTGGCGGCCGCCCAGCATCCACTCTCAGAATTTGCTCACCGATCAGCAGCACCCTCCCGCTGCGCCACCATGCCAAGTTGTTCTGTTCTGCCAGGCGAATAAGGTATGCAATCGATTCCTCGTCATCAAACGTGTACTTCGTAGCACAGCAGATAATAGTCGCACGGCTGGTCATCGCCTAGCCCTCCCATACCAATTCGCGCCAGTTTGGAGGAATGATACCATCGGCAAGGGCCTTGCTTATCATCCCCCGATGCCGGTTGTCAGCTCGCAGCACATGGCAGCGGCGACACAAAGTGCGGAGGTTGGATAACCCGTTGCCCCCATAGCGGCCGCTCTGAATGTGATCAATGTTGGCCGTTCGTTCCGTGAGAGGAATGCGACAGCGCACGCAAGTATAGCCGTCGCGCGCCAGGACAGCGCGCCGTGTTTCGGCCCATATCTCGCGCGGCTGCCGCTTTACTCCCATTGTGTTTACCCAACCCTGCCAGACCTAACCATGCCATGCCAGACCTAACCTGACCCTACCACGCCCCACCGGATTGTGGCCGCCCCGAAGCGTGTTACCGCTCCTGAACGTCGAAACTCACAATCTCAAAGCGTCCGAACCCGATCCCCCGCCCGTCGCCCAACCCCGAGAGCACGCCCGCATCGCGGGCTACGGCCTCCATCTCGCCACGGCTCACGATGGTTTTGTCCCACAGAATGCCGAACGCGGTCGTCCAGCCAGGCCCGGCCGCAATGCGATACCTGACATTGCGGCTTTTTGTTGCCGGGTTTCGCACAGAGGACACATGGAGGTATACCGGCTGTGACTCGTCGCGGGTGATCGACTCGGGCATGTAGCGGTCGAACAGCAGACGGTCGGTTGTCACCTGAAGCGTGGCCGCCATAGCGGACTGAATGCTGCCCTTGCCTTTCTTCGTGTACTTTGCACCCTCCCGCAATACACTGAATGCATAAGTGCTCGGGAGATATAGTTGCCGATCCGAGGTATAGAGCACGGTTTTGCGCCACTCTTCCGGATCGTTGCCCGCCACGCCCGTGCGCTCTTGCTTCTCCAGAGGGATCGAGTCTGGGCCAAAGCAGTGCCACAGCAGCGGACGCACGCCCCGGATCATGATGGTTGCGGTCAACAGGTTGCCCACGGTTACTGCCCTTCCTCTGCTTCATGTCGGCGGGGGCGGAGCGCGATGCACGGGGCGCCCCTCCCAGCTTCGTTTCGTAGCCGAATTGCCTCCCACCGGGCGCGTTGAGCGTGGCGGATGCGCATGAAGTGCATCCGCGCGCCGCCGATGGTCAGATCGAATGCTTCTGCCAGAGCGCGGATCGTAAGTGGTTTTCCTGCTTGCCAGTAGGAATCGGCAAGACGATCTGCCAGGACAGCGGTTGTTTCAACCTCCGATGGAATCGGCACGGGGAGAGCTGGCAGGGCTGGCGGAGCCTCCAGGGCGGCGAGCCGGCGCAGCAGTTCACTCGTCTGCTGTTCAAGCGCGACCAGGCGTGCTTCCTGGTGATTGGCGGGGGCGCCGCCCCGCCGGTAGGCCATCGCCCACTCGTTCCATTGCAGATAGAAACGCGGGCTGAGGTAGTGAGCATAGGCGGCTGCGATCTGCCAGTGCGCCCAGGTGCCACCTGTGCGCCCGCTACGCGCTGCCAGTAAACTATGCGAATTTGCACAGTTTTCGCGCTCCGCCAGCGCTGCGATCAAGTCCTGTACGTGCTGATTGCGTAGCCACTGAGCCGGCGCCTTGTTGGGCGCGCCGCCGACCGCCCGGTGCATGGCGTTGAGATTCCAGTGCTCTGCCGACGAATCGAAGATGACTTCGCTACCGTCGTATTCAAACAAGACAAGATCAGTGGGCATGAGCGACCTCACTTCCGGGCCTGTCGAAGCAGGAAGGAACGCCGCAGGATGGTGGCTGCGCCGGGAGAGCGCAGCAGCTCGGCCAGGTCGAATGTCTCCGCCGGGGTCAAGGCCAGGAGGAGATCGCCGTCGTCCTTCTCTAGCGCCACGCTGCCATCATCCGAGAGGGTGAGCCGGCCCGTGTCCAGGCGCCGGGTGATCTGCGTCGGGTTGATCGTCGCGTCACTCATCGCATGTTCCTTCCTTGCTTTAACCGAAGAACGAATCCCCAGCAACCCCAGATGATCAGAGCGGCAATACGATCTGCCGCGTGATGTAGGGCCAGGTGGCAGCCTCGGCACACTGTTACAAGGTTGTCGCTGTGGGTTTGGCCGCCGAACTGGCGTGGGCGGATGTGATGGGCGCTCAGGCGGTCGGTTCCACCGCACAATAGGCAGCGCCCATCTCGCGCGATTGCTCGCTTGTGCGACTCTCTCCGAGGCATCTTTACGCTTCCACCTGCTGCATAAGCCAGCGGCCAGCGCGCTCCTGACAAGCCTGGAGGGAAAGCCATGTACGAGCGCGATACTTGGCGACAAGGCGACTAAAGAACGCAAGCTCGGTGGGAGTAGGTTCGTGATGGAAATCATCGCAGGGCATAGCAATGCTCCTGAGAGGGGCGCCGGTTGAGCCGGCGCCCCTGCGAGCTGAGGGTTAAGCGGCGAGGGCGGAGCGGAAAGCAGGGCTAGCGGCGATTCGGGTGAAGGCAGCCGCGAAGGCGGCGAGCTGATCGCGGGCTACGTCCTCGTTGACCCCGTGGCCGATAATGGCACAGCGGTTGGACTCGACGCTCACGGTCACATCGCCCGAGCTGAACACCAGCCAGTCGGCGTCGCGCTCGTCAACCTCAACGGCGCTCTCAGCATCCCGGTCGGCCTGCTCATCCGCCAGATCGGCGGCGAGCTGGGCCGCCTCCGCCTGCAAGTCCAGGGCGCGGCGCACGATGCGAGCGGCGGCGCGATGCCAGCAGATGCCCTTGCCGTGCGTGAAGGCGCGGCACTGGCAATCGCCGTTGCTCACGTAGAACACGCCCGCCTCGGTCGCGCTCTCGACACGGATGGCGTGGTGGTCAAGGTCGTAGCTGATCGCGTCGGCCTGGAGCAAAAAATCGTAGGCGCTATCGATCGCGCGGAGCCAGGAAGGGGAGACACTGGCCGCTTCGCGGGCGTTGTCCACGGCCTCGACGATGAAGTCCAGCAGGTGGGCCGTGCGGATGGTGGTAAAATCGCTGGTAGCCATTGGGGAACCTAGCCTTTCCTGGTGGTCAGGCCCTGCGGGAAGGTGACAGCTTCCGTGGGGCCGCTTGCTTGTATGTGCTAAGTATACCATAGTGCAATCGCAATGTCAATACAATTAGAGCTATTGACATAGGGATACGCACTTGCTATAATCGGGGCGTGGTGCTACTATCGGAATAGGAGAGTCGGCATGCCAGAAAGCATCACTATGCCCGTCCGGAGCGCGGTGCCGCTGCTCATTGCTCGCATGAATGTGACGCGGGCTGAGCGTGGCATGCCGCCGTTAAAGCAGACAGAGATCGCTGCAAGTGCCGGTGTCTCCCAGTCCGTGATCAGTACGCTGTCCTCGGGCAAGTCGAAGCGGATTGACTTTGAGACGATCGATAGGCTTTGTGGCTTTTTCGGCTGCACACCAGGCGACTTGTTTATCAGGGAGCCTGATCCGGAGCCGGATTCCGGCGACCAGTAACTAGACTAAGTGTGGCGCAACAAGACAAGGGAGTGATGAATGGCGATCAAACTGAAAACGTTCTGGATTCAGGAGGATGATCCGGGGCAGGCCCTCCAAATCGCTCATAGCAAAGCATTGGAGTTCTTCCACGACTCTAAGCTCACAGCACCCCAGGTGGTAACGATCAACGAGCAACTATCATCAAACCCGGCGAACGGCAAGACTATAGCGGTTGTTACGGTCTGGTACGACGACAGCAGGATGCCCCTCAGCGGTCAATAAAGCGGGCGGCGCTCGCCACGGGCGTGAACGTGGCACCATCCCCGCAAGGGGAAGACGATGGGGCGTGGTGAGGTATGGTACGGCGAGGTATGCCGAGGTATGGTCCGGTGAGGCTCGGTGGGGCATGGCTGGGCTAGGTGCGGCAAGTTAGGGATGCGCCTCCCGCGAAAGCGATCGGAAACTCCGGTCGCTTTCGTGCTTTTTTACGGGTTCTGTCCAATACCAATATTAAAACCAAACACCCCCTGACCATCCATGCGATAGACAACCGCAATATCGCCGGGCTCGCCGTTTGTCCACAAACTAAAACCACCCACCTTATCAGGGAAGCGTTCAATGAGCGAAGCGCTGTAATAGCGGTCTACCATAGAACCAGTGCTATTCATGAATGATTCACGGTACTCAACATCAGACGGTAACAGGGCTTGCGCAAGCGCGCGGGCTTCGTCTCTTGATACTCGCACTTCACGGTAGGAATAATCGATAATCCACGCTACATCTTCAAGGTACATTACCGAAAGACTTGGGCCATAGAAAACGAAGCCACCGCTTTCCCTAGTTGGACTTCCATGCTGCCGCTCAAAACTAACTCGCTCCAGGCCCAATCCATTTGAGGCGTACATTGGCGCTGTCGTTGGCATAGTAGTACGATTCGGCAAGGGCGGACTTGTGCGTAGTGGGCGAGATGTTGGAATGCTCGTGGGGGAGGGTGGCGCAGCGGGGGAGGGTGGCATAGTCGATTCAGCCGAAGCAGGCAGAGCGGTTAACACTGCGGTTGGAGAGACTTGTGCAGCTTGGGAAGCCGTACCAGTCGGAATTGAGGCTGTCTGGCGAATACTCCGACTAAGCGTGTTGAGGGCAATCCCGGGAATGCAGCCACAGCACGAAACAAACAACCCAAGCACAATAATAGCTTTGTTAAGCAAGCTCCGATTCCAAAACGCACGTAACCCCTGCATGATGCCTCCTGGTGGTGAAGAGGGAACGCAGGGAAGTGTACACACGACAGCCTGTCCCAGCAAGGACAGGCTGTCGTTTTTTCACCAGATTCCGTCGGGCGGGACTTCCATCTCCACGATGTCGATGCCCTGGCCTTGAAAGCGCGCGAGCTCGGTCGGCGGGGCGAAGCCACCGCGCGCGGCCGGCTTCGTGCTGCTTCGGCGCTCGTGCTTCCGCTTGGGGTCCTGGCGCCGGCTCGTCTCATCCATCCCGACAACCATCACGTTCAGGTCGATGATGAAGTCCGACCAGTCGGTCTTCATCAGGCTGCTGGGCCGCTGGCCGAACTCCTTGGCGATCGTGTAGAGCAGGTAGACCTCGTCACGCCGCTCCAGGAAAGGTGGCGAGCTGCTGCGCTTCCTCCGTGAGCAGCGTGAAGAGCGCCATGCGATCCTCAAACGCGATGTCGGTCACCAGCACCGCGCCGATGTAGCGGGCCACCAGCTCCGCCCGCGCGGGGTCGTCGAGCTCGGGAGCCTCTTCGCCAGCAGCCGCCGCGTCCAGCCACGCCGCGACCTCCTCGCGCCGCACGGCCGTGCCGGCGAACGTCGCGTGCACCTGGTCGATCAGCGCGTTGGCCGCCTCCACGCTCAGCACATGGGGCTGCTTGACCGTGGCACAGACCACAGCGTTGATCGCAACGACCAGATCGTCGATCTCGTTCAGCACGGCGCTGGTGTCGCCAGTCTGAAGCTTCTCCAGCTTGGCGAAGAGCGGCATCGGCACGACGCCCTGAGCGGCCAGGTCGGCGAGGTGGATCTTGCGGTAGGTGAGGGCGAGGCCGTCCGAGGTCACAAACGTGCCAACCCGCTTCTTGCGCCAGTCGCGCAGGTCGAGCGGGGCGGGCGTGGCGGGTGGGGTAGGGGCGGCGGGAATGGGGGTGGGCGTCTTGGGCACGGGCTCCTCCTGGGGGAGACGGGCGGGCCGGTTGGAACGCCGGCCCGCTGCGGGGCATCAAGCCGCGCGTGCGGCAGGAACTAGGTCGACGGCAGGGCGGTGGCGGTCTTGTTGCGCACCATCTGGCAGATGCCGTTGGTGCTGTCGTCGATGGCGGTGCCCTCGCACTTGGTGACGAGGAACTCGCCGTTCTTCATCTCGCCTTCGAGGCTGGTCACCTTGGCCTTGTAGAACTTCACGTGGAAGTCACCGTCGTCGGTGATGGCCCGGCCGTAGAGCTTGACGTAGGGGTAGCTGTCGCCGCCCGACGCCTTCATGGTCGAGGTCTCGGTGTTGCCCGTGCCGGCCGCCGTGAGCGTCCGCCCGGTGAGCGCCGCGTAGGCCTCCAGCGAGATACCGCCGGCCTCCAGCTCCCAGCTCATCGACTCCAGCGTGGTGACCGTGGCGACGATCTTGTCGTCGCCCTTCAGCTCGTTGGAGCTGGCCTCCTCCGTGAACTTCATCGTCTGCGCCCAGGGCAGGGCGACGGCGCCGCCACTGGCGGGGACGATCTTGATCTCCCGCATACCGTATGCGGCAACACTTCCAGTCAGGGGCATGGCTACGCCTCCGGGGTGGTGTGGGCGCGGGCATCAGCAACCCAGCGCTTCAGGGTGGAGAGCGGCGCAGCAAGGGCGTCGGCGAGCGCCGTCGTGGGGCGCAGCGCGGCGAGGTCGGACACGCTGGCGACCTTGGCCTCCAGCGCGAGGGTGACGATCTGGTCGAGCGTCAGCCCGAGGGCGGCCAACGGCTCGTCCTTGGCCAGGACAAACTCGCCCGAGGCCAGGCTGCTGCCCGGCAGGGTCAGGAGCTCGGCGGCCAGGGCGGGATCGGCCACCTCCTGCACGCGTGGCTCGGGGCCCGGCTCCCAGGAGTAGGGCTCGACGACGCGGCGCACAAAGCTCGGGCCGGTGAAGACGATCCGCATCGCTACCTCATCAGGACCGCCTGGAAGCGGCAGATAATCAGGGCTGCCCCGAAGAGCGCGTCGTCGCTCCCGCCCATGTCGTCGTCGAGATGGACGATCTCGTACAGCGTGCCCTCGCCCGGCCCCAGTGGCATGCTCTGGCCGTGCAGCAGGGCGAAGGCCCGACGCCGGGCGGGCTCGATCACCGATGTGCCCCCGAGCTGGTACAAAAACAGCCGCACCACCTGAAGCATTGCCCGGCGGCCGGGGCCGACGCTCGTCGCCGTGCCAGCCTTCACCAGCGCGGCCGGCCCCTTCAGCCGGGCCGTGGTCGGGTCGAAGGCGGCCGGGGTGGTCTGCCGGCTGATCTCGACCACGCCGTCGTAGAGCCCGCCCGCCATGCCGGCCATGAACGTGGCGTCCGCGCGGAGCGTGGCGGCGATGGTGGCGATCACCGCAGCACCCCCTCCAGGATGGTCCGAATCTGCGGCAGCAGCCGCTCGATCGTCGGCATGATGATCGCCCACTTCGCCCCGCGGGACCGCTCCAGGAACACGCCGTGCGGCGCTTCGTGGAACAGGTAGATCTGGACGAGGTCGCGGGCGGCCAGACTGGACAGCGCGGCGGCGGTCAGGCCCTCGCGCGCCTGCTTGGTGCGGTCGGTCCACCGCGCGTTCTTCCGCGCCTCGCTCTCCAGCAGGTCGACGATCTGGCTGATCGCCGCCCCCAGCCGCTCGTTGGTGCGCTCCAGGTAGGCCAGGGCCGCCCGCTCCAGCGCCTCGGGCGAGCCCTGCCACCGGATGTCCAGCTCGACCGTCACTGGCGCACCTTTGCCTCGGCCGACGTCCGCACCCGCCGCTGCGGGTCGACAAACGTCACCAGATAGCCCACGCCCGCCACCGCGAACTCGTCGCCCACCTGGATGTCCAGGTCGGCCGGCCCCTTCACCAGCACCGGCCCGCGCGTCTCGGCCGTCTCGTCGTTGCCGACCCGCACAGCCTGCCCGCCCGCTCCGACGATCCGCACCCGCTGCGTGGCGGGGGTGGTCGTTCGGTTGAGCACGGTGATCGTCACCTCGTTGTCGCCGCGGGCGCTGGCGAGGTCCGCGCGCATCTGCGCCCAGTCGTCGGCGTCCATCAGGCTCATAAGGTCACCCGCGCACGACTGCCGTAGGGTGTGACCGTCCCGTTGCCCCCGCCCTGCTGCACGCGGGCGACGGCCGCGGCGAACTGCCCGTCGAAGTCGGTCGCCTGCTCGCGCAGGGCGGCCGACAGCTTCTCTTTGCTCACCCGCTCGTCGCCCTGCTGGTACTGCCAGGCCTGGCGCGCCGTGAACGTGGCCTGGAGGCGCAGCGCGTTGGCCCGGGCCTTCAGCAGCACCACCCGCCCCAGCGCGTCGGACAGCAGCGGGTACACGTCGTTCTCGTCGAGGAGGTAGGCGGCGTCGTAGGCCAGGTCGCGGGTGAGCGTGTAGGCCGGCGTGGGCGAGATGGTAAGCTGCCCACCGTCGACAGTGAACCGCTCGCTGTCGCGGGCGGACGTGGCCCCGCCCATCGGGATCAGCCCCTCAGCGGCGACGATCAGTGACCCGTAGGCGGGCAGGCCGCTGATGCTCCGCAGGCGGAGGAAGTCGGCGGGGAGGGCGTAGGCGGCCGTGCCCCGCTGCACCGAGACGGTGACCGACCGGGCAGCCGGGGCCCGGTCGGTCAGCTCGGCGACGGCATCTTTGACCGCATCCGCGGCCTGGCTCGGGTCAGGGACGCCGCTCAGGGGCGGGACGTCCGCGCAGAGCCGGCTGACGAGGTCTGCGAGCCGCTGGGCCATCCGGTTCCTCCTCCGCCGCTCGTCCTACTTCCCGCGCTTCCGCGCGGCCGGCTGCTTCGGCTCGGGCTCGGGCTCCGGCTCGGGCTCCGGCTCGGGCTCCGGCTCGGGGGCCGCCTCCTGGGCGGCGTCGCGCACCGCGGCCTGGGCCTCGATCGTCGGCTGGTGCTCGGGCGCCGGGTCCGGGTGCGGCTGCGACACCTGGTCGACGGCGGCCTGCGCCTCGGCCCGGACCCGCTCGGCCTCCAGGTAGCTCTGGAAGCCCGGGTCGGTCACTGAGCCGGGGGCGAGCTGGCCGGTCGCCGCGTCGTCGGCGATGCCGGAGGTGGGCGGGACGGCCACCGCACCGGCGGCCGGCTGCGGGCCGGCGATCGGGTCGACAACCGGGGTGGGAGCGGGCGTGCCCTCGACGATCTCGAGGTCGCCCTTCTGGCCGTCGTCCACTTGGTTGTAGAAGGCGATGTTGACCGTGCGGCTTTCCCCCGGGCTGAGGAAGTGCCCGGCGAGCAGAACGGGCTCCTTGCCCGTGTTCTTCACCGTAACCTGAGACATGGGCCCTGCCTTTCGTAGGTGGGAGGGAGGGGGCGGCCCCTCCCCGAACGCGAAGCGGAACAGCGCGAGCTTAGGCGACCTTGATGTAGGCGCCCTTCTCCGGCATGTGGGCGTCCGTGCCGTCGAACTGCTCGGCGTAGTACTGATCGGCGGCGATCAGCTCGCCGTCGGTCGAGTAGGTCGGGAAGGGCCCGCGGAGCACCATCGCCTGGAAGATGCGGTGCTGGACGAGCTCGCGGGTGCCGACGAGGATGTGGCTGTCGGGGAACTGCGTGGTCGAGAAGACCGGCAGGCCCTTGATGCGGCCGACCATGCCGGTCGCAGTATCGAGTGCGGCGTCGGCCCGCTGGCCGTTGTTCGTGAAGCGCTCCGAGTTACTGAGCCGGTCGGAGTTCGACATCGACATCAGCACGAACTCCGGCTGGTAGTAGCGGCCGGCCACCTTAACCTTGGCGTAGCCGATCTTCGCCTCCAGATCGGTGAGCGGGTCGCTCGCCGACACCCACGTGCCGCCCGAGTTGCCGGGCAGGCTCAGCACGGCGGCTAGGCCGCGCAGCAGGATGCCGCGGTCGATCACCTCGGCGATCCGGCGGGTGATGCCGGCGAGCATCCGGGTGGTAGCGTCGTAGTTGATCTGGGACCGGCCGAAGACCACCGCCTCGCGGCTGATCTGCCCGGCCAGGCGGTTGGCGTGGATCTCGAGCGTCTTGTAGAGCAGGGTCTGCTTGCCGCGCTTGATCGCCGCCATCTCGCCGCGCCGGATCGCGTCGTACGTGTAATCGACGTAGAGCGACTGGCTGTTGGTAATAGACCCGGCGGCCAGCGCCATCACCCGGCCCTCGATGTAGTCGATCACATAGTCGGTACCCTCGACGTAGGTCGTGGTCCCGGCCGTGTTGGTCACCACCACGGTGCCGAAGCGCAGCGCCTTGTTGGCCAGGGCCACCCACGCCCCATGCGCGGCGACCAGCACCTCGTTGTTGATGGTGGGCTCGGAGCCCGTCTCGCCCTGGTACTTCTCGAAGTAGATGCGCGTCGGCGCCGCGTCAGTGAGCTGCACGTCGAAGATCGACGGGGCCACCAGCATCGGGGTCGCCTCGGCCACGATGGTGCGCGCCACCGTGTAGGGCAGATTCAGGTCGGCGGTGGTCTCCGCCTCGTCCCACTGCCGCGCCTCCTGCTGGAGGTGGTGGCGGTTCTGCTCGTCGAACTTCTTCAGGATCTCGGCCGTGAACCGCTCGTTGACGGTCTGCGGGGCCGTCATCAGGTGTGGGCGCGGGGTGGCGTGGTTGCCGCGCACCAGCGCCTCGTGCAGTTCGAGCGCCGGCTTCGCGTAGGCCGGGTGGCCCGTCGCACTCTCGATCACCGGGCCGACCACCTGCACCTGGCCGGAGGGGCGGCCCTGCCGGCCGAGCTCGGCCTGCGCCAGGGCGGCGTCCAGGGTCTTGCGCCGACGGGCGAGCAGGGCGTCGGCCTCCTCGACAGTCTTGGGGGCGTCGGCCTGCACGTCCTCAACGAGCTGCTGCCGCGTGGCACCGTTGTAGGCGTCGATCTTGGCCACCACCGCGGCGATGTGATCGTTGACCTTGCGGCGCTGCTCGGCCTCCTCCAGCCGCTGCTTCTCGGCCTGGACGGCGGCGAGCTCCTTGCCGTGCTCGGCCTTGGCCTCGGCGAGGGCCTGGGCCCGGGCCTCGTCGCGGATGGCGTCCAGGCGCGCCTGCTCCTGGAGCTTCTTGTGCTCGGCGTCGCGCCGGCTGGCGTCGGCCTCGGCCAGAATGGCCTTGACCTGATCGGGGTAGCGCTCCTTGAGCGCCTCCAGGGTCAGCTGGTCCTCGTCCACGGGTCGTGCCTCCTTACGGGTGGTGGGGGTCGGGGCGGAGGCTGCCGACGGGCGGCGGCTCTCCAGCATCGTGACGGCGCCGTTCGGGTCGCTGGGCTCGAGGACCAGGTCGTACCCGGAGATGTGTAGCTCGGTGATGTCTTCGACCTTCTGGCCGTCGACCGTGATCAGGTCGGCGTAGCCCCAGGCGCGCTGGCTCAGCCCGGGCAACACCTCGTGATCCATCAGGGTGATCGCGTCGCGGCCCTTCGAGGTCGGCACGATGATGCCGCTGACCTTGGTGCGGCCGTCCTCCTCGATCGCCCAGTCGTCCCAGCGGACGATGGTCTCCAGGAATTCGGCCCGCTGGCCCTTGTCGCTGGGGTGGCCGCTCTCGCCCAGCACCGCGCGGGCGCCGAGCTGCTGGCGGTTCTGCCGCGCCTCGGTGAGCGCGGCGTCGAGCACCGCTCGACTGTAGCGCCGGCCGTTCTTGTTGATCGCGTCGGCGGTGATGCCGTAGCCGGTGATGCGCCGGGCACCCGTCTTGGCGTTGGCCTCCTCCAGCGGGGCTACGGTCAGGGTCTCGACGATCTCGACCCGGCGCCGCTCCGGGGGCGCCGGGGGCGCGGGCGGCGTTGTCTCGGCGATCTCGCGCGCCGCCTGCCGGGCCGCCTCGCTCGTCACGGCCTGAATGCGGTAGCCCAGCTCCACCTTCTCCCACTGGTCGCGGGGGGTGAAGCTGTACACACCCTGCTCGTCGCGGCTGTAGGTGACGTAGTAGTACTCGTCGGGGGGCAGCTCCTCGGCGCGGACGATCACATACCCGTCGAAGATCTCTTCGATGTAGATATAGGTGCCGCTGTCGTAGGTGTAGGAGCTGCGGAACTGGCGGTAGAACGCCGAGCGGATCATCGCCATCGTGTAATCGAGCGAGCCCTTCACGAGCTCGTCGAGCGGCTGGCGATCGGGGGGGAGGGCGGCACGCACCGCGTCGACGAGCGGGCGCCCGGGGGAAAGCTTTCGGAGTGGCTTGGCCATGCAAACGCCCCTGCCGCGGCGTGAGGCGCGGCAGGGGCGCAAACAGGCGATACAAGGTCGCTCGGGGAGATAAATTGTCAGGTGCCGGGTAGGGTTTCCGGCGCCAACGCTGCGCTAGCTCAGCGGACGGCCCACGCAACCACCGTTACAACTGGAGCATTGGTACCGGGAGCCGGATTTGCACCGGCGACCTTCGGGATATGAGCCCGACGCGCTGCTCCTGCGCTACCCCGGATCAGGCGGCTGTCCTATACGTCGGACATGCCTGGCCTGATTATAGGGGATATGTCAACCATTGTGCAACACACTTATGAGCAAAGGGTAAGACCGCGCTCAATTAATGGACCTATATCTTTCTTCAGTCCCAAATCGCCTGGCGCATCAGCCCAAATTTCTTGAATGTCGCGCCATCCTCGCTGCGCCATATTACCTCGCGCCAATCCGTTCACCGCATAAACTTGGCCGTTCGCAAACAATACGATCCGATTACCTGGAACACAGGCGAGCGTGCCTTCCTCAATCGTCAAGGGCCACGCTTCGCCAAAATCCGCGCGGCTCACCTTACCCCCTGACGCCCCACTGCTCGCTGGTTGGGCTGTTGGTGCTTTTGTTGCGGTCGGCGGAACAGGAGTGTTGGTCGGAACTGGGGTGTCGGTCGAAGTCGAGGTTTCGGTAGGTGCTGGTGTATTGCTCGGGGCCGGTGTGTCTAGGGGAACGAGCGTCGTCACCACGGTGGGCACCCTAATCACCACACCTGGCTCAGCCGCGCCGCCCGCAGCCGGTCGCGGGGTCCACGTCGGGTCCAACCCCATGCCTTGACGTGTTCCCTGAACAACACCGACAAAAGCAGCCGAACCCACAAATAGGCAGGCGGACGCGACACACAGCACGACACTGCCACCGCAGGTCGCAACGACGACGCGCCAAAGACCCGATAGCCCTCGCCACCAGTTCAGGACGTTCTGCATTGCACCCTCCGTTGTCGCGGTGAAACGGAGAGAACTATACCACGCGCTCACTACACCGTGTCGTCTGCATTTGCGGGCGCGCGACGGGCGGGGAGCTTCAGCCGGTCCTCAATCCAGGAGCCGTAGCGGCGGAAGCTAATCTTCACCTGGTGCTTGGACGGATTGTAGAAGCACAGCCGCACGCGGAAGTTCACCCCGACGACCGGCACCCAATCGTCGAGGATCGGATCGGCGTCGGGAAGCGGGCCCACCGCACGAATGTTGTCGCCATGCCAGCGACGGCTGACGGCGATTTCGTTCGTCGTGGGGTTGTAGTGCGCGACGGTCTTTCCGGTGATCGTGCGACTGATGAGCGGCAGCCACTCGGGCGCCGGCGTCGCGGGCTGCTCACGCTCCGGCGGGGTCTGCATTGATGAGGTCCTCCATGTCATCGGGGTCGGATGTGAGCCAGCCCGCGAGGGCCAGGGCCAGGATCGGGATCAGGGAGGTCAGCGGCAGGGCCTCCCGCTCCACGCCAAGCCAGGCGCGGTAGTCGTCGAGTGCCGCGTCGCCCGTTCCGACCACGTAGGCGGCGAGCCGCGCGCGGAACGTGTCGGCCGGCACCAGCACCGGCGCCTGGTAGCACAGGCAAAAGGGGTGGTAGGGCGGCACAGGCTGATCGCCCACCGGGTACACCCCGCCGCCGTTCGGGCCGCCGTCGGCGTGCTGGTCACAGATGTCGGGCTTGGGGTGCGCACCCGACAGGCGGATCGCCACCCCCTCCACCCAGGGCGACCGGGCCATGGCCAGCGCGGCCGCGAGCTGGTGCGCGGCCGTCAGCTCCGTGTGCGCCAGGCGCAGTGCGTTGAACGCCACGCCCTTCGCCGCACACGGCGAACTGCCGACCAGGCCGGTGGTGTCGCCGGCGGCAATGCGCTTCTTGCTGAGCCGCAGCCGCTGCCACGTCCAGCGCGGGCACTCCGCCCCGGCGCCCAGATACTGCTCCAGCTCGCGCGCCAGCTGCGCCGCACTCTGCCCGTCGGCGATGCCGGTCAGCAGCGTCAGCTCCAGCCCCTCCTGGCCGCCGTTGTCGAGCTGCCACAGGCGCTGGCTTAACTTCAGGCCGCCCAGCACCCGAGCATCCGCCGCCGCGATCACGTCGTCGAGGTCGGCCACGAATTTGGCCGACGGCCCTTGCCGCGCCTCCGTCGCCGCCCCGGCAACACCCGCCGCCAGCGTGTCGTGCTGGGCGGCGAGCGCGCCGTAGGGGATGGCCGCCGCGTGGCGCCGCGCCTGGGTCAGCAGGTCCTGGTAGTCCTTGCGGAACGTCGCCCAGGCAGCGTCGGCCGACTCACGCAGGCCAAAGTAGCTCTCGCTCGACAGGCTCCCATCGTCGCCGGCCACCGCCCGGACGCGCCGCTCGACCGTGGCGAACACCTCGCCCACGAGCTGATGCACCCGCCCGCTGACGTAGAGCATCAGGCGCAGCAGCGCGGTCTGCTGTGCCTCGGCGAGCTCGCCCAGGTCGATGTCGGCGACGTCGGTCACGCGCTATCCCCTCCCCGCCTGGCGCAGGTCGCGGAACCGCGCCCAGGCCTCCTTCCGTTCCATCGCGGCAAAGATGGACTCCGGACGCTCGCCAAGCACGTCCTCTTGGCGTAGCGCCTCCAGGATGTCGCACAGCGCCTGCGCGCTGGCCTCGTCGCTCCACGAGGTACAGATCAGCGTCGGGCCCCACCAGATGGCCCAGTACTTTCCCTCGGGACGAACGACGAAGCGCTCGCTCACCTACGCCCCCTCGTCGAGCTTGCGGAGCCGGATGAGGTCCGCGATCGGCCGGTGCTGCTGAAGCGCCTCGACGACTGTCGCATGAGCCACCCCGCGGGCGCGGGCCGCGCAGGCCGCGCGCAGGAACTCGCTGTCGTCGGCGAGCGCGCGGTAGCGGTCGGCCTCCTCGGCCGTGATCCCATACTGGCGGGCGAGCTCCACCAGCGGTTGCAGATCAGGCATGTTCATGCGTGTCGCCTTTCGTGATGGTTTTGGCTTGGCCCACGGACGACCAGGTGGTGGTGCCGGGCCGGATCTCTAGCGAGCCCGGCCCGCGGTCCTTGTTTGCCTGTCCGGTGCCGGGACGCTTCCCGCGCGCATACTGCACCATGCCCCACACGACCGCGCCGATCACGATCCAGACAAGCACAATGAGTCCCGCGAGCAGCGAACCGAGCAACAGTTGCCAGAGCGTGTCGATCACGTTGCTTACTCCTTCGGATTAAGGTCAAGGGGCGACACAGTCTGGGGCAGGCCGTCGAGCAGTGTGACATCCCACACTGCCCGCTCGCGCTGCTCCTCTGCCCAGACCTCAGAGTCAGCTCGCATGGCTGCATACCCCGCGTTCGCCGTATCGGCAATGCACTTCCGGCGGAACTGCTCAACAATGCGATCAAGCAGCGCAGTGAGCGTGCTGCCTTCCTGCGCTGCCAACTTCTTTAGCTTCTCGTGGGTTGCGACACTGATTCGGAGCGTGGTCGATGGACGGCTAGCCACGAACGAGCCTCCTCCCTTGGTACACAATGGTCAGATGCACCGTGTTGACGGGCGACGGCGCCTGGTGCAGCCGCACAGCGAACGCGCCAGGCCAGGCCACCGACGAGCAGCGCCCCTCGGCCAGCGTGTGCAACCCATCGATCAGCCAGCGCACGCGACCATCCCACCAGGGCAGGGCCGTGGACAGGCCGATGCTGAGCAGGAGGCCGTTGCGCTCCGTCAGCGTCGGGTTGGCGCTCACAAAGCCGGTGAAGGTCGCCTTCCACAGGTTGCCCCCATCGCCCGCCAGGTCGACCTGGAACAGCGAGTCCGACGTCGCCCCGATTTGCCGCATGCATCGGACGGTGCGCAGATCGCTATACTCGCCGTCGGTGCGGTAGCCCACCTCGCGCAGGGTCACCCGGCGGGGCGGGCCGAAAACCACGCCCCAGCGCCCCAACTCGCGGCATAGGTCGCGGCTCACGCCGCCCTCCCCAGCCCGCGCCACGTTCCCAGCAGCTCGCTGATGCGCGCCGCACGCACCCCGTCGAGCGCTGCCACCTCCTGCGCCAGCCGCGCCGTGTCGTCGGGCGGCAGCTCCTGGTTGGCCGCAAGTGCGGCGACGACCGCCGCCGCGTCGAGCGTGGGGATGAGCCGGGCGACCACCGGCCACAGGAATTCCGGCGGCAGGCCGGCCGCCTTCAGCTTCACCGCCGCCTCGGCCGCGGCCTTGACCGTCTCGGCACTCAGCGCCTCCGTCGTCGGCTGGGCGATGGTGTACTTCAGCGAGGCCGGCCAGATGCCGTCGAGCATCCACTGGAGCCGGACGATCGGCTCGACCAGCTCCCCCACCGCCCAGCCCGTGATCTCCATCAGCGCCAGGTGGTACTGCTCCTGCTGCTCCTTCAACACGTCGCGGTTGACGTTCTCGCCGTAGCCGAGCAGCGGCAGCGGCACGGGCGAGCTGATCGCCCACGTGCGCAGGTGGTGCAGCACGTCGTCGATCTCGCTCAGCCGGGCATCCCCCTGGATCGCCTCGACCCCGCCCTCGAAGTTCACAAAGAAGTCGGCCAGCGCGATGAACGGGTCGTTCAGCGCATCCTGGTTCTGGCGCTTGTACTCGTTCACCTGCTCCGGGCTGGCGCCGATCAGCTTGTGGACGAACCGCAGCCCGGCCCGGGTCTTCCGCCGCACCGCGATGTCCAGCTCCCCCTCGCGCGTGCGCTTGTAGGCGGTGCGGGCAGCGGCAAACAGCGGCCGCCCGTAGCGCTGGCCGTCGTCGTGATCCCACCGCGCGTGCGTGACCTGCCACTGGGCGAACCAGACCGCGTCCTTCGGTGGGTCGCCCGTCCAGCTCTCGCCCCACCAGTAGGCCCGCGTCGGGTCCGCGAAGCGGTCGGTGCGGTCGCTGGCCCGGTTGAACTCCAGCGTCGGCTTCCGAGTCACGAGAGCGATCTGCGCATCCTCGTCGACCGAGTGCTCCAGGAAAATGTCGCCGTCGTCGAAGGCCAGCCGGATCCAGTCGTCGAGCCGGTGGTTGAGCTTCAGCCGCGTGAAGAGCGCGTCGGCGCTCTCCTGCGCCCGCTGTGCGTCCGGGCCGTCCGCCACCTGTACCTGGAGCCCGCCGCGCACCGCGTCACGCGCCACCGTGGCAATCACCCCGCTCGCGCGCGTGTCCTCGCGGCGCATCCGCCGGCAGTCCTCGATCAAGGAGCGCCGGTCGTCCTGGGCCCGGAAGCGTTGATCCAGGTCGACCAGCCCGGTGCGCGGCGGCGATGACGGAAGCTCATCGGTCGTCGTGCGGCGCGGCGAGTCCTCGGCCGGGCGCCGGCGGAAGAAGCTGTTGAAACGTGCGGTCAACCCGGCCATGTGTCACTCCTCCACCCACTCGACCGACAGCGCTCCGTCAGCCCACGCAAAGCTAGTCACTCGCGCCCAGCGCTGGACGCCCCCGATCATCACCACCACGCGCAGCGTCTCGCCAACGGCGTAGCGCCGCGCCAGCTCGTCCATCGCCGCGTGTCGCTCCGGCGGCATACGCACCGCGATCGATCCCTCGGCCTTCCCGCGCCACTCCTGCGGCGGCGGCCAGAACCAGTCATGGATGCAGAGCTCGCCGCTCATCTTCGCTTCCGCTGGATCGCTGCCCACTTCCGCCGCTCGTGCCGGTTCCGCGGCGGCCCGCCGAAGAGTTCTTGCATCCGCTCGTCTGTAAGGTATCGCTCGGCGGCGGTCGCCTTGTCGGCCGCCATAAGTCGCAGGCCCGCCGTGCTCGCCGCCGCCAGCGCGGGAGCGGACGCCGCAACCGCCTTGGCATACTCTTCCAGCGCCCGGGCGGCCTGGTCAGCCATGCGCCGGGTCGAATCCGGGTCGATGACAAACTCGTGCAGATTCGGCTCACGCATCTCCGGCCTCCCCCTTCGGCGCCCGCCCCGTCCACGGCCGCGCCGGCCGGTGCATCACCCCGGGTACGGTGGTCGGCGCAAAGCCAAACGAGCCGTAGAAGACCGTGAGCCGGGGGACATCGATCGGCTGGTCGGTGTAGGGCGCCACTTGAAGGTAGAGGTCATGCGCCTGCCACTCCCCGACGGCGCGGGCGAGCAGAGCCGCCGCCCAGCCCTGGCCGCGCTTCGAACCCTGCACCCACAGATTGGTCAGCCAGAGCACGCCGGCGTCGTCGCGTATCTCGACGTGAGCAACCGTGCTCCCCTGGTCGTCGTCGATGCGGTAGCGGTGGGACGCGATGATCGGCGGGCCCGGCGCGGGCGCCGTATGCTCCAGCGCATCCAGCTCGCGCAACTTCGTGTAGTACGCTGCACTGCCCTGCTCCAGAGCCGCCAGCTCGCGACGAAGGTCTGCCGCGGTGTTCGGCCGCCGGTCGGCCAGCGCATATGACGGCTCGCTCACAGCAGCTCCTCCAGCGCGGCTAGCGCGGCCGTCAGCCGCTGCTCGGCCTTCGCCACCATCTCGCGCGCGGTTTCGGCCGGCTCCTCGCGGGCCACCGCGCGGCCCAGCGCCGTGAAGGCCACCCGCCGCGCTTTGAGCGCGAGAATCAGTTCCTGCACCGCCGCCTGGAAGCGCTCGCGCCGCTCCTTACTCGCCGTACCGATCTCACTGTTGAACAGCTCAAGCATCAGCAGCGATCCGTCCATCAGCCCTGACCCCATCAGCGTGTTCCCTTCTTCGACCGGCGGCGCTTTGACGCCGGCGCCGGGGGCGGGTCGTCGCGCCGCTCCGGCGCAGGCTCCGCCTCCTCCGGCGGGATCGCCGTCCGCTCGGGCTGCGGCAACTGCGGCTCGTCCGTCGTCGGCTTCGGCGTGCGTTTCGTTGGCATCTCTAGGCCTCCCCCAGCCGCGACCGGAGCGCGGCGCTATGATTGCGGCTGTGGCCGCTGACCTGCTCTGCCCCGATCAAAGCCCGCGCCCGGGCCACGATCGCCAGCGCGTAGCTGTCCGCCCGGTCGTCGTGCGCCCCCTCGGGCGCCCGCAGCGTGCGCCCCTCGATACTCGCCAGTTGGAGGTAGCTGCCCATGCTGTGGAGCGTCGTCTGCTCCTGGCGGAAGGCGTCCGCCGCGTCGGCGTACAGCTGCGTCTTGCCCAGTGTGGACGACACCCAGCCCGGCCGGCCGTCCAGCCCCGGCAGCCGGCGCACCTGGGGCGCGTTGTCGCCCAGCCACAGCAGCACCGCGTGGCCGTGGTTGTTCCGCTCGACCAGCGCCGGCGCCCCGTGGTAGGCGGCGCTGATCATGCGCAGGTGAGCCGCGAACACCGCCGGCTCGTACAGCCCCGACAGCACCGCGCACTCCTCGCCGGTCGCCGCGTCCAGCACGGTCAGGCTGCTCTCGTCGCTCGACGGGTTGCCCTCGGCCGGATCCGCGCCGATCACATAGCTCCGCGCCGGCTGCGGCTTCACGTACACCTCGAGCGCGTCGAGCCCCGCCAGCAGCCCGCCGGCGTCGGGGATGGGGTCGAGCGGCGTGTAGCACTGCTGGAGCCACTGGCCGGCGATGCGCTTGTCCTTGGAGCGGGGGGCCAGGGCCTCAGCGTCGGTGGCGGGGTACTGCTCGTGGAGGTTGTCGAGTGTCCCGTCGATCGCCAGCGAGTCCGCCCGGCGGGCGTCGTACCACGGCTGGGTCCGGTCGGGCCGGGCCGACCAGGGCAGAAAGATCGGGTGCCACTCCACCTTGCCCGCAACGGCCGCCGCGTAGATGTTCTGGAACTCGCTGCCCGGCGTTTCTTTGTTCACCCGGGACAGCAGGATCAGCTGGCCGCCGGCGTCCGTGGTCGGCTTCACCCGGCCGAGCATCGTCTTTAGGTCAGGCACCAGGTCGGCCTCGTCGATGAGCGCCACCGACGCGGTGTAGCTGTCGCCGCCCGTCGTCGGGAACGCCATCGCCTGCGAGCTGTCGACCAGCTCCCATGTGTGGTCGTTGTCCTTCACCGCGCGGCGCTGCATCCAGATCGGCAGCCGGCTGTGCATGCCCTTCAGCCGCCACATCAGGTGGGCGGCCTCGTCGTCGCGACGGGAGAACAGCAGGGCGGTGGCGATGGGGCGGAAGCGGATCAGCCAGAGGATGTAGGCGAGCAGCAGCCAGGACAGCCCGAGCTGGCGGGCTTTCAGGATCACCAGCTGGCGGTGCTCGAACAGCGCGCGCAGCACCTCGACCTGCGCGGGCCACAGGTCGAAGCGGAACCACTGCCGCGTGGTCGCATCATAGATCTGGACGTAGGTGCCGATGAAGTGCACGCAGCCGGCAAAGCCATCCGCGCAGCGCGCGAGCTCGCCGGCGCGCTCTTGCTCGCGCCGACGTCGTTCTCGCTCCACTCTGGCCCGGTCTTCGACGGAAAGCATGGGCGCTGGTCTGCCGTGCTACAATGTCCGATGTATAGGACAAGCCAAAGTGTAGCACACCCCGCAAACCCATGACAACTCCCCGCCCCGTGCTCACCGACCTACGCGACCGCATCCTGGGCCTGGAGCGCCACTGCCCCCGCGACCTGCGGGACAACCCCCTCCAGCACAAGGATCACCCCGAGCACCAGCAGGACGTGCTCACCGGCCTGCTCCAGGAAGTCGGCATCGCCGGCGCCCTGCTCATCTACCGCTCCGAGGCCAACGACGGTGCACTGACCCTGGTCGACGGCCACCAGCGCAAGGGCCTCGCCCCCGATGTGCCCTGGCCCTGCCTGCTCACCGACCTGAACGACGCCGAGGCCGCCAAGATCCTCGCCGTCGGCGACGAGGTCGCCCGCCTCGCCACCTACCGCGCCGACAAGGTGCCCGCCCTCCTGGCCGCCGTCGAGACCCGCAACGCCGCCCTGACCAGCATCCTCGAAGAGCTGAACCTGCACGCAAAAGCCGCCAAGCTCGTGCAGGACCGCGTGAGCAGCAGCGGCCAGCCCGCCGCCCTGCGGGCCTCCAAGCGCGTTGGTGTCGTCAAGGCCGTTTTCTCCGTCGACCAGGTGGACGTCGTCGAGCAGGCAATGCGGGCGGCGCATATCCCCAACCGGGGCGAGGCGCTGGCCACAATCTGCCGTTTCTTCCTGGAGCACCATGGCCAAGCCACCGCAGAAGGATAACTCCACCGGGCCGCAGAAGGTCGCCCTCCGGCGCGAAGCGCTCCGAGCCATGACCGTACCGCCGGTCGTGATGGAGACCCACGGCGGCGCCGGGCACCTGTGGCGCCAGTGCTATAGCCACGTCCGCGACGGCATCGTATTCGAGCAGCAGCCGGCCAAAACCGCCATCCTCGCCCACCAGCGGCCGACGTGGAGCGTCTACGAAGGCGACTGTATCGGGGCGCTGGAGGCAGGCGCCGGGCGGCACCTCGCGGTGACCTTTCTCGACGTGGACCCCTACGGCGAGCCCTGGCCCGTGCTGGAGGCGTTCTTCACCAGCGAGCGGCCGCGCGTGCCAGAGCTTCAGGTCGTCGTCAACGATGGGCTACGCCTGCGTATGGCCCTGGCCGGGGGCGCCTGGTCGACAGACAGCCTGGCCCCGCTGGTAGCGCGCTACGGCAACGACCTGCACGACACATACCTGGCATGCTGCGAGGAGTTCCTGGCAGAACTAAGCGCCCGGGCGGGGTACACCCTGGCGCTCTTCACGGGCTATTACTGCGGCCACAACCAGGCAATGACCCACTACTGGGCCACCCTGGTGCTGCGCTAGAACAGCAGCGCCTGCTCCAGCTGGAGCACGGGCACGTCGCGCGCTGGCGCTGGCGCCGCAGACCGGGCTTCCGGCGAGCGGGGGCTGTCCGGGCGGTGGAACTGGTCGATGTACTGCGGGTTGTAGTATCCCTTCGGCAGGTACTTCTGCAAGTCCTTCTTGATGTAGTGCTTTACCCCGAGCCGGTTCACCACCTCGAGGATGCGATGCGTGTACTCCTCCCAGTCGGTCTCCCCCGTCATCGGCAGGTAGTTGGCCCGGCCGATCTTGAAGAGATCCACGAACTCGTGGGTGTGCTCGATGATCGACAGGCTCGCCTCGGTGCTCAGGGTCGGCTCCAGGCTCACCCAGGTGAAGATCCCGGCGCGGTGAAACGCCTGCAGGGCCGCGATGCGGTCGCCTGGCAGGGCTGCGCCCCGCTCCCATTTCAGGCTGAAGGCGTCGTCCAGGCTGGTCAGGGTCGAGGCAAAGGCATCGTGATCGGGGCGGAACAGGTCCAGGTCGCGCAGGGCCCGCCGGCCGCCCTTGGTCAGCGTGCACACGCCGAGCCCGTGGGCCTGCACGGTCTCCAGCACCGGCCGGGTCAGCGTCGTGTCGCCGGGGTGGTACGGGTCGGTCGTGAAGGACAGCATCACCTGCTCGGTGATGCCATGCGCCTGGTACTTCGCCGCATCGTTTCGCAGCAACCGCAGAAAGTCCGGGCGCGGCGTGGCACCGGCGTCGAACTCCGGCCGCGACATCCGGAGCACCTTGGGCACGTAGCAATAGGCGCACTTGTGCCCGCACCCCCGATAGGGGTTCGTCGCCAGCTTGCTGTACTCACCGGCCTGGCCCCGCGGCGCGTAGATGATCGAACAGCCCTTCACGCTCCACCCGTTCGGCTCCAGCATGTCCGTGTCCTTTCCTGTTGGTTGCTCGCCTGTGCTATGCTGAGGGTAACAAGGATTGACGTAGAAGTCTACGTATTCCGCATCTCCGTGCGGTACCACCACCATGACCCGTAAACGCACCCCGCCCACCGACCTGTCCAGCAGCCGCGCCACCGGCCGCCCGACCGGCCGCCCATCCAAGTTCACGCCCGAGGTGCGTGCGAAGATCATCGCCGCCGTGCGCGCCGGGAACTTCCTGGATACCGCCGCGCGCTATGCCGGGGTTGAGTACCAAACCTTCCGCAACTGGATGGTGCGTGGCGAAAAGGAACTGGCCCGCCTGGCGCAACCCAACGCCAAGCCGCGCGAGTCCGAGGCACCGTTTGTTGAATTTTTTGAGACCGTGAGCCAGGCCGAGGCCGAGGCCGAGGTCGCGGCGGTGACCTACTGGCAGGACGCCCTGCCGAACAACTGGCAGGCCTCGTCCGCCTTTGTGCGCTCGCGCTACCGCCGTCGGTGGGACCCGCCACAGCAGCAGGTCAACGTGCAGCTCAACCTGTCCCCCGACGAGCTGGCCCGGCTGTCCGACGAGGAGCTCGCCGAGCTGAGCGAGGGGCGCGTGCCCGCCGGCCTCCTCGAGCGGCTGGGCCGGCCGCCGACCTAGCACAAGGGCACCTGCGCGGCGGGCGGCTCCAGGTGCACAACCAGCGCGTCCAGCCGCTCGCCCAGGTACTGCGCCGCCACCAGCCGGTGGCAGCTCCGCCAGTCCTTGCAGCCACACAGCAGCACCAGTGGACGACGACCCAACACAAGCGCCGCGGCGCCTATCATGGCCGCCGGGTTGACCAACTCGATCGGACCACCGTTCTTGTAGTTGCGGTTCCCCAGCGCCGGGACGTAGACGTAGGGAGCACCAAGCAGGGCACGCAAGCTCGGCCCCTGCCACTCCGGCCGCCGGCTGCGCGGGCTGTAGCGGATATCCCACAGCGACGCGCCCAGCTCAGCGACTTGGGCCCTCAACTGGGCCGGCGCCCAGCCGCTGTACCCCATCGTGTAGATCGTGTGCATCCGCTTCTCTCTCCTACCCGTAGCGGCGGGCCCCGCGCCCCGCGATGATGGCCAGCGTGTTCAGGCCGTCGATGATGTCGGACAGCGCCATGTACGCCTGATCCGCATCGTCGCCCGGCTCCTGGGCCACTGGGAAGATTTCGGCAACCAGCCCGTCCAGGCGGGCGATCAGGTCGTACAGGCTGTGCTCGGCGCTCGCCAGCTGGCGCGTGGCGGCCGCGCGCTGGCGGTCCTCCTCGAACACGTAGTCAATGTGCAGGGCCGTCATCGCGGTGCCTTTCGTCTCGTTGCTTGTCCTGTACATAGGACAATTATAGCACCATATTAGATATTGTCTAGGGGTTTGGGGCGTCTCTTTGCCCCAAACCCCTAAACTCGTTACAGGGTCGTCCAGTAGGTGTCGAGCAGGTCGTCGAGCAGGGTGCTGACGGTCAGGGCCTGGTCGTCGAGGCCGTGGGCGCGGAGCTGTTCCGCGTAGGCCAGGATCGCCTGGCCGACGGTGGCCGCCTCACCGCCCGTGCGCCGAATCGTGATCTTCGGCAGGTTCGGGTCGCGGGCCACGCGCGGCCGCCGCACGCCGGCCGCCGGGCCCTCCAGCTCGGCCAGGCGCTCGACATAGAACGCCTCCAGGTCGAAGAGCTCGGCCTGATCCTGCTGGGCGGCCAGCTCGCCGCAGATGCGCCGGAACTCCGCCAGCGTCGGCGAGCGGCCGGCCGTGAACACGCGCAGGGCGATCAGCTGGCGGTTCGCGTCGAGGTCCGCCAGCAGCTCGGCGTGGCCGATCGGGAGCTGGCCCGCGCGCACCAGCCGCTGCACGTCCGGCAGCAGCGCCAGCAGCGCCAGGCGCCGGCGCACCCGGTCGGTGCTGACGTTCGCGTGGCGGGCCACATCCGCCACACTCCACCCGTGCCGCGCCATGCGCTTCTGGTACGCGCCCGCCTCGTCGAGCGGGTCGAGGTCGGCGCGCGCCAGATTCTCAGCCAGCATGATCGCGTCGGCCGCCTCGTCCGAGAGCTCGCGCACGATCGCCGGGATCGTTTCCCAGCCCAGCTGGCAGGCCGCGCGGAAGCGCCGTTCGCCAGCGACCAATTCGTAGCAGTCGCCCTGCGGCCGCACCGTGATCGGCTGGGCCAGGCCGTGGGCCGCGATGCTGGCCGCCAGCTCCGCCAGCGCCCGGTCGTCGAAGCGAGTCCGGTCGTTCGCGCCGGGCACGATCTGCGCGACCGGCAGATGCACCGCCACCGCGGCCGCCAGGGCGTCGTCAAGATTCTGCTGCTGTGCCATCCTCGTCACCTTTCTACGCTGCGCGGCCGAAGCGGGCCGCGCCCACCAGCTCGACAAACCGGCGCTCCACCTCGTCAGCGGCGAGCGTGACCGGGCCCTCCAGGGTGTACCGCAGCGCCTGGGCGCGCAGCGTGTAGCTGTCCATGGCACCCAACAGCTCGACCAGCCCGCCGGCCCGCTGCGCCGCCTTCAGCTCCGCGTAGGAGTAGGGCGCCCGCATGGCCACGGCCTCGACCGCCGCCGCCTTCGCCGCCGACACGTCCTGGACAACGATCTCGCGGACCCGATTCTCGCGCTCGCTGAGGTTCATTGGATGCCTCCCTGACCGCTTGTCCTACTCACAGGACAATTATAGCACCATAATACAATGCTGTCTAGGGGTTTAGGGCGTCTCTATGCGGAATTCGTCGCTTTCCGTCTGCTCGGTTTGGGCCAGCATACCCCCCCCTTCAACCTGATATTGCGGTTTACGGCATCAGGACGCATTCCGCAGTATTTCGCGCAAGATACAAACGGTTCCTCGGAATATTGAACATTCCCATGTAGATCTACCTTTCAGGAATATGATCATGGGAATGTTCAATATTCCCGGGAAGATACCCCCGAGGGGTATGCAGCACGCTCAGCCAGAAACATGCTTGGTCGGTGAATAGTCCAAATGGCCGGAAACGGGGTTGAATGACACGGAGACGAGCGCAGGGGGTGGGTGTGGTGTCTTCGGTGGTAGGCACCCGCCCGCGCCCCGCAGAATGGCGCTCAGCGCGCCCGGCCCCCGCGCCCGGCATCAGAGCGCCATCCCCCGCGCTACACGTGATCAGGTGTAATGGGTCGAGGCATACCCTCGGAGGGTATAACACATGACGAAGGGGCGGCCTGAGTAGGCCGCCCCGGTGGCGTTGTGATGCGGTTTAGGCGCGCTGGGCGGCGGCGCGGCGGGTGGCCCACGCCTTCCGGGCGGCAGTCGAGCGGGCGGCGGGGTCGTCGGTGTGCACGGTGTACTCGTCAGGGGCCAGCTCGATGACGGCGCCGGTCGGCACCAGGTCGGCGGCGCGAGTGGTCATGTCCCACAGGCCGGTGTTGATCTGCAAGTTGGCCTGGACCGAGGTGACGGGACGGGTCCGCATGCGGCCGCCGTTGGAGCGCCGGCCGTCGAGCCCGCCACGGATCATGTGCTCCTGCACCGTGTTGAACAGGGTCCACAGGTCGGCGCTCTTGTCCTCCAGGCGGCGCGGGGTCGTCACGTCCTCGGGTCCGAGTGGGCCACGGCGGCCGTAGCGCAGCGACAGGGCGGCCAGGGCGTAGGCGCGGGCCTGCTCCGGGGTGAGCGTGATGCCGCGCCACGCGGCGATCCGCTCCATCAGGGCGGGCAGCTCGGCGGCCAGCCGGAAGGTGGCGGCGAGCACGTTGTCGACCACGGCGCCGAAGTGACTGATCTGCATCGCGGCGACTGAGTCGCCGACGATCAGGCCGTTGGCGCACACGAAGCGGTACACGCCGCCGTGGAGCTTGTAGCGGCTGGTGCGGTCGTGGGCGTTGTACAGGACGAGCTCCGGCGCCTCGCTGCCCGCGCGGGCCAGGGCGTCGGCCTGGCGGAACCGGATCATGTGGCGGGTGAAGGACTGGTTGCCCACCAGCCGCACCTTGGTCTGGCCGGCGGCCACGGGCAGAAATCCCTCGCCGCGCAGCGCGTCGACCACCTGCACGGTGGGAAGAAAGGTGTAGCGCTCGCTGACGTCCGGGTGGGCGTGCGGAGCGAAGACCGACGGGGCCAGGGCGCGGATCTGGTCGTTCGTGAGGGCGTTCATCGTGGGTTCCTTTCGTCGTTGCTTGTCCGATACGTAGGACAAAGGGGCGGAGCACTCCGCCCCTTTGCGGTCAGCGGCTAGGCGGGCTGGGCGGCCTGGCGCGCGCGGCGGGTCTCGACGGCCTTGCGGGCGGCCTCCTTGCGGATGGCGGCGCGCTCGTCATCGCTGATCGGGGCCTTCGGGGCCGGCGCCGGCGCCTGACCGGCGGCGCGCAGCTTGCGAGTCTGCGCGGCCTTCTGCGCGGGGCTGAGGGCGACCGGGGCCGGCGCGGCGGCAGCCGGGGCGTCGACCGGGGTCTCCAGGTCGAAGGGCTGAAGGCGCTCCACCGCGCCCATGTAGGTGCGGTAGGCGAGCTTGCGGCGATCGCCGCTGAACTGCTCGGTCTTGCCCGCGCCCTCGCCCTGGGCGACCGTCACGAAGAGCACACCCATGGTGCTGCCCTGCTCGCGCCGCCACAGCCGCACCGTGGTGGGTTCGCCGTCCAGCATCCCGCTCTGCTCGCGCACCGTCTCGGCCCCGCTCAGCGCCTTGATGCGTCCCATCGTTCTGTCCTCCGCTGGTTCAGCAGGTCCGTCCTGCTGATAGGACAATTATAGCACCATATTACATACTTGTCTAGGGGTTTGGGGCGTCTCTATGCGGAATTCGTCAAACTCGTGGGCGGGGCGGGCGGCCCGCCCCGGGGTGGTTGGGCCTAGCGGGGAAAACCCAGGCCCAGCTCGCGCAGGCTGGAAAAGGTGCCGCGCGCGATGACGAGGTGGTCGAGCACCTCACAGTCCAGCAGCCGGCCGGCCTCGACGATCTGGCGGGTGACCAGGATGTCCTCGGGGCTGGGCGTCGGATCGGCGGACGGGTGATTGTGAGCGATGATCATCGCCGTGGCGTTGACGCGCAGGGCGTCCTTGAACACCTCGCCGACCCGGATCATGGCGCTGTTCACCGAGCCGCTGTAGACCGTGACCACGCGGATGACGCGGTTCTTGGTGTCGAGCAGCACGGCGCGCAGCTCCTCGTGGTCGAGGTGGCCCATCTCCACCATCAGCATGGCGGCCACATCGCGGGGGCTGCGGATCTGCACGCGCGCGTCGGGCGTGACCAGGGCTGAGACGAGCTTGACCAGCTGCTCGGCCTCCGGGATAGCGCCCGTGCGCAGCGCGGTGAACACGTCGCCGCCGAGCTCGACGGCCTTGGTCAGGGTGTCGAGGGCAACGTACTCGCCGATGGCCTCGCGCAGCTGGGCGGCCCGCGGGTCGACGGCCTGCGCGGCGGCGCGGGCGCGGCGGGTGGCGGCGGCCTTCTTGGCGGCGGTGCTGCGGTCGGTCATGTGGGCCTCCTCGGTGCTGGGCGCGTGTCCTATCTATAGTCTATTATAGCACCATATTACAGCTTTGTCTAGGGGTTTAGGGCGTCTCTATGCGAAAATCGCCCATATCCGTGGGCGCACAAAAAGGCCCACCCCGGGTGGCCGGAGCGGGTCTTTGTGCCAGAAGGATCAGTGCAGATGTTACGGACCTATTAAATCCCCTTCTGTTGTAATATCCCTTGTCTTTCTTCGTTTTTTAAGCTTCCTACACATTCTCTCGAAATCGACGAATAAGAAGGTTTGGTCGTCCTCGTGTTGAATTCTCGCATGTCGAATATAGGGATCAAGGCGTTCGCGCATTTTTATGAAGTAGTGACCTGACATCCGATTTACAATCTTGGCATCGTATACGTGCGTATTCACCCCAACTGCGAGATGTTCTACTATAGAAAGCAACTCTCTAATATCTGTTATTGAATCCTTGTCTACTGTATGGATGTCGATAATCTGATCGCCATACTTCTGAGCTAGACCCTCGTTAAGCTCGCGGTACAACTTTCGGATCGTATTTACATATTCAATTGTAGATTGCTTCTTGCGTCTGGCATGGTCAAGGTAAGTGGTGATGCAAAGGGCGAGTAGCTCCGCGAGTGCAATGATAACTGCGGCATATGCAAAATACAGAGTTCCACGTTCATATCCCGTCATTGTCAACCCTCTTTATCGAATGTGATGCGGCCGTTCAACGGTGTTGTATTGAACGGCTGCAATCGATAATATCTAATTCAGTGGGTTAACAAAAGATGTCAATTAACCAGTCAGGTAAGGCTCGCGCGGCTCGACGTGCTCGACGCGCCGGCCGCGGTACCAGCGGCGCTCCTCGGGGTCGAAGGCGGCCCAGATGATAGCACGGCCCACCCGGATCTGCTCCGGCCGGAGCTGGCCGTAGACGAAGTCGCGCGCGGTGCCGTCGGACTCGGGGTCGCTGAACGGCTCAGCTGGGCGGATGGCGCGACCCGGGCGCAGGGTGCGGATCGCGCGGCGCGGGTCGTCGACCATGTGGGGCTCGGCGGCCGGCACGGACTCGTGGGTGTCGAACAGGTGGAGCTGGCCCAGCTCGTCGCCGAGCAGAGTCGCGCCGCTGCGCTCGTCCTGGTACAGCAGGGTCGCGCCACGAATGCAGCGGTCGGCCGCCACTACCTCGTCAGCACTGCTGACGACGATCAGCCAGGTTGTGGGCGCGGGATCGTCGAGGCGATGCACGTGCATCGTGCGCGTGCTCTCCGTGCCGGCCATCCCTGGCGCCCAGGGGTCGGTGACGCGGACGAGCTGGAGCGCGGGGCCGGCCAGCTCTGCGAAGAGCTCAGCGCCCAGGGCCTCACGCAGCCCGTCGTGCCACTGGTCGAGGGACGCGCCGCGCTCGATGTCCTGGGCCAGCATGGTGAGCGCGAAGTGCTGGGCCGGGGTGATGATCAGCAGGTTAGGCAT